GGCAAAAAAAATCGCTCCTTTCGGAGCGATTTCGCTTGACTAGCGGTCATCTCGCCAGTTGTAGTCTTCATATGGGTCATATTCTCCATATGGGTAGTCGTTGCCATTCAAAAACTCATCAGCGAATTCTTTGTGAGTCATCGCAGAAATGCGTTGCATTTCTTTTTCGATTTCGAGTTCGAGCGCGGCGGCGTCGGCGGTGTTGGTGGTGGAGTTCATTTGTTTCGAGTGGTTCGTTGACAGGGAGAGAGTAAAACAGGAAAGCGGATTAAGCAACTTCTTTTTCGTCTTTTTTGCAGAATTCTTCCGTCCATGCGTTGACATGATCCACAAGAGCTTCAAAGCGACCAGTGGCGGCGAGTAGTTCGGTGATCCATGCGGGGGTGGCGTCGGTGGTGATTTCCATGCGCAAAGAGTAGCACGCGGACCGACGTGCCGCAAGATCTTTTTCGCTCTTTTCGCGAAAAAAGTTTTTCGCCATTCTCACTTTTTTCCTTGACGCAAAACGCTTTCGACGTAAAGGTGGAACTTGCGCAACTCGTTCATTTTCAACGAGTTACGAAAAACGCGCCCCCGCGTCTCTGTAACTCGTTGATACTCAGCGACTTACGACGACGAGAACCTCGCAACGCAACGACGCAACCCACTGAGAACCAGCGGGTTGCACATGCTGCTATCTTATGCTTATCTTATTAGACTGCCAGTTCGATGCAGCCAAGGATAAGGTTACGATACTTAGGCTCGCCTCCGTCATCGATGTCTTTAGTAAAGACAGTGACATAAGTTTCGTTGTTCTTATTCAAAGCAACCTTATCCACACCCTCGACCTTAAAGATACGGATAGGACCAGAGACAACAGAGCTTCGGCCCTTGCCTACATAGTATCGGATTGTCTTACCCATAAGATAAGCGGCGATCTGAGCAGGGGAGTTAGTATGATCGATGTTCATTGTAGTATGTAGTTAAGTTAAGTTGGTGATTCAGAGGATTTCGAAAACCGTTGTTTTGTACTCGCGCACAATGCAGAACTCGCGACGGATAATCCATTCAGCGGGTACGATATGCGTATTTGTTTTAACTCCATTCGTTTCGATTGCGTCAATGATATGGCAACCGTATCCATCGACAGCGGCAAAACCTTCTTTGCAAGGCTCAAGGTTAACTTTATCGCCTGCTTTGTATTCGCGTACTTGATTGTAATGCATGTAGACAGTGAAGTCTTGAGCGGCGAAGTAGTTAAAGAAAGTCTTGCCTTGTGTGGTTTTCGTTTCCGTGTCGATTGCTTTGGTGACGACTTCGGTGGTGAACTTCGGGGTGGTGGTGGTTGTCATGGTCTTTAGTGGTTTCCTTACGGGCAAAGAGTAGCACGGGGACCGACTTGGCACAAGATCTTTTTGATTCTTTTAGCTCAAAAAGACTGCGCATTTCTTGCTCAAGGGGATGGGTTTTTTCAAACGATTGAAGATTTTTCTTGACAGCGAAACAGCGGGGGGGTGGTGAACTCCATATATTTCCCTTTTTGCATACCCACCCCTTTTTTCAAACAAAACCAAAATCAACTCTAACAAACAAAAAAAAATCGTGTATAATATATAAACAAGCCTCAATTATAAATGGCAAAACCAACTAAACCAAAAGACAACAGCCTATTACTAGGTCATATAGAATTAACTCCCAAACAAAAAAAATTCTATGATATCTTATCAGCCCCGAATACTCGGATAGTCTTTATCGGTGGTCCAGCAGGAACAGCAAAGACATTCTTATCAGTATATACAGCTCTTGATTTATATAATCAGAATAGAGACTTGGGCATTCTTTATTTGAGAAGTGTCGTAGAAAGTGCAGATAGAGGACTGGGTTTTCTTAAAGGAGATATTGATGATAAGTTTGGGCCTTATATGGCTCCTCTTTTAGATAAAGTTGATGAGCTTCTCAATAAGCCTGAAAAAGATCAGCTTAAAACAAAGGGGGTTTTACAAGCAGAGCCAATTAACTTCCTACGTGGTTGCACATGGAGAGATCGTATTGTGATTGTAGATGAAGCTCAAAACATGAGCATCAAAGAACTCACTACTGTTTTAACCCGAATTGGTCGCAACACTAAGTTGTTTATTTGCGGCGATGGATTGCAAAGTGATATTCGCAATAGTGGCTTTGATAGAATGGCTGATTTATTCTCTGATGAGAGAAGCGCCAAGCATGGTATTCATAGCGTAAGATTCGATAAAGAAGATATAGTGAGAGACAAAATAATCACTTATTTAGTAGAAAAAATTGAAAATATAACTTAGAATTTACCATGAACAAAGTTTTCTGTGTATCCTGCGGATTTAAAAATCCATATGAGATCACGAAGCCTAAGTTTTGTGCGAGTTGCGGAACTCCAGTTGCTGGAGTTCCCGCAAAAGTTTCACAGGCTAAGGCACCAGTCGTGGTTGAAGAAGAGAGTGAAGAATATGAAGAGTCTATTATGGGCAATATTGATATTCGTCGTTTAAGAAGAGATATTGTGGCAGAATCAAACTCAAGCAAAATAACTCTAACAGATTTATGGAAATCAGCTAGTCCAGAAGATGCACGAAGTATTGGTAATTTTTCTAGACCAGCGGCAAATCTTCCACAAGGAGAGGAAATTCTAAAAAGAAACAGAGCGGACTGCGCTTCTTCAAGAGTCATAGAAGTCGATGGATAAAAAATATGAAGATCTCATTCCTCAAATTGAAGAAATCTTAAATAAATATCGTGCAAAATGGCAATTAAACGCTCTCTCATGGTTAGACTATGATGACGTATGCCAAATCATAAGATTGCACATTTATAAGAAGTGGCATTTGTGGGATCAAACCAGAGCTTTTGGGCCATGGGTTAGCATACTGGTTTCTAATCAGATTAAAAATCTAGTTAGAAACAATTATACCAATTTTGCTAAACCGTGCTTAAAATGCGAACACTTTTTAGGAGGAACAGAATGTTCTTTTACCAAGAGTGGCGAGCATGACAATAGCTGCAAGATTTATGCAAAGTGGCAAAAGAAAAAGGAATCTGCATACAACTTAAAAATACCTTTATTATTAGATACCACGATTTTTGTTAATGATAATGTTTATGATGATCATTTTGAATATGGTGAAAAAGTAGATAAGATTCACGAACTCATTATTAATGAACTAAGCGATAAGCATCAGCAAATATACATAATGCTGTTTATTGATCACAGCCCCGAAGAAGAAGTTGCAAAAAGATTTGGATTTAAAAGAGATACAAGCAAAAGAAAAACTCCGCGCTATAAGCAAATAAATAATCTCAAAAAGAAATTCTACCTTATAGCCGAAAGAGTAATCAAAGAGGAGGATCTATTATGAATCATTACGAACTGACAGACGAGCAAAAAGAACAAATTTTAAAAGAGTTCAAAAAGAATCCTGATTTGATGCAGATTACTCGTATTGTTTTTCAAAACGAGGAAATTGATGGGCGCTCAAAAGAAGGTCGTGCTGTCAGAACATTTTTAGCTAATCAAAACAAAGAATACAATACAAGCTTTGTTCCAAAAGTCGAAGGCGTTGATTTAACAAAAGAGCAAAAAGAGTTTCTCATGAGCGACAATATTGAAGTCGGCATGAATGCACTAGAAGTAGCCAGACTCGTGTTTAAAGACCGCTCAGTCGCGAGCCTGAGCAATAAACATAGAACAGTAGTAGACTTCTTAAGAACCTATCGCCCAGAAATCGTTGATGATAACGAAATTGTCACAAAAGAAAAATGGGTAGCTCCAAAAGCATTGTCTCGCGTTATATCAAAAGTTAATTCTTTCTGTGGAACAACATTTGATGAACTAACAATTCAAACGAAGCAGAAAAAGCTCATGGAGCAATTAATAATCTATCTTCGTAGTCCTAGATTTAATCACTTCATTAATCAGTATGCCACGCTTGCTGATAGAGACTTGTTTGAAAGCGAGTTTGTTCGTGCTATTTGGGATAAGCCAGATTTAACTAATGACGAACTAAATCTATACGTTACTGTATGCACAAACTACGTGCGCCAGAAACATATTCAGCAACGTATCGACAAGCTAAATGCACTGCTTGATGACCAAGATAATGAAAGAGACATTACAATGCGTCTAACAGAAATTATCAAAGCTACAAGCGAAGAACTTAATCAATGTGAAAAGCGTATTGAGTCATTAACCAAGGATCTTAACGGAAGCAGAACTGCTCGCATTAAGGCTAAAGGCGAAGAGAACGGCTCTATCTTTGCTTTGGTTGAAGCCTTCCAAGACAGAGAAGAGCGCGACCGAATGATCAGAATGGCAGAGCTTCAAAACAAGCTTATTGAAGAAGAAGCAGACAGACTTGAAAGCATGGACGATTACAAGGCTAGAATCCTTGGCATTTCCAAGAAGGAGTTGTTATGAACGATTTTGTTTGCAAAGAATGTGGTAAAGAATTTGAAAACCGCAAAAGCTTTCATTTGCACTTGAAGGCTCATGCTGTTACCATTGGTGATTACTATGTAAAGCATTTTAAAAAGAAAGATCTTTACTCTGGTTCTTTGCTTCCATTCAAAACATATGACCAATATTTTAATGAAGACTTTTCTTGTTTCGAGAATTATCTAGACTGGCTATCTATTGCTCCAGAAAAAAAGTGCAAAGAATATCTTTTAGCCAAAACTAAAGATAAGTTCGATCATAAGAAAATAAAAATAGCACCGCCAAACTTATTTTATCAATTATCTGAGATGCCAGATATTAGAACATATCGGCGCTTATGGGGTTCTTATTCTTCGTTCTCAAATGAACTAGGAATAAAAAATCAATTTAATAAGAATTTACCAGAAGATTTTTGGACAAAAGATTGTCAAGACATTAAGATATTTGTAGACACTAGAGAAAAGCTCCCCTTCTCTTTTTATAATAGTTTCACTAATAAATTAGACTTTGGCGACTATACTGCTGGTGGAGAACATTATTCAAAAACATTCGTAGATAGAAAATCACAAGATGACTTTAGACAAACTTTCGGAAAAGATATTGAAAGATTCAAACGTGAGATGGATCGTTGTGTCAGGTTTAATTCTTACATGTTCGTTGTTATCGAGTCTTGCATTGATCAAATCGAAGAAGACAACAAAGTATCAAAGTTCAAATCGAATTTAGGATATGTTTGGCATAATCTAAGGGGGCTAATGGTAGATTATCCAGAAAATATACAATTCATATTTGCTCATTCCAGAAGCGGAGCTAAGAAGTTAATTCCGAAGATTCTCTATTATGGAAAAGAATTATGGAATGTCGATTTGCAATACCATATAGAGACAAAAGTTTATAAGAATTCTGATAGAATTATTAGTTTATCAAAATAATTAATTAGTTGGCAATTAAGGAAACAATCGATATATATTTATATGGCAGGTAAAAGTAAATATAGTTTAAATAAAAGTTATTTTCAAAAAGTTGATTCTGAAGAAAAGGCTTATTGGTTAGGATTTATTTTAGCAGATGGATATATCGGCATCAAAAACAAAAAAGAATCTTTTATTGAGATAGGATTGCATATTAAAGATGTAAATCATTTAGAAAAATTTAAAAAATGTGTCGATTATAATGGGCCGATTCATTTTAGAAAAAATATGAAAGGTTGTAGGTTAGTAATAAATAGTCAAGAATTTGTTTCTTATTTAGTACTACATGGAATTAAAAATAATAAAAGTTTAACCGCTAATCCAATTTATTTTGAAGATGATTTTCTTCAAAAGTCTTTTTGGAGAGGTGTTTTAGATGGGGACGGGACTATTTTTAAATTGAAGCCAAAAGACAGAAAAGAGCTTTGGGTTATTGGATTATATGGAACAAAAAGTATTGTTTCAGCTTTCGCAGAATATTCTAAAAAATTTATTCAAACAAAATCAAATAATCTTGAAAAAAGGCATAATGTTTATAGATGGAGCGTTTCAAGCAACAAATATTGCAAAAAATTAATTCATCATTTTTATAATGATGCTAAAATATTTCTAGATAGAAAGAAAAAATTTTTACATGTGGAATAAAGGAAAACAACGATATCGCACTGATTATTCGGCGAAAGAATTTAATGCTTATTTGAAAACCTTTGAGGAAGATCTTCCTGATGAGGAAGCAAAATATTTATTATATAAATTTCTTCGCGCCAATATCGCATTTACTTCCGAACTCTTTTTGGGAGTAAAGCTTTTCCCATTCCAAGCAATGGCTATCAAAGGAATGATGGTTTCTGATTATTCCATGTTTGTATTCTCTCGGGGCATGTCTAAAACATTCTCTACTGCAATCTATGTTCTTTTAGAATGTCTGCTTAATCCAAATGCCAACATTGGTGTTATTGCAGGTAGCTTTAGACAATCAAAACAAATCTTCCAAAAAATGGAAGACATTTTGGCAAAACCAGAAGCAAAACTAGCAAAAGAATGCGGCGTAAAGATAACCAAAGGAACTGATCAATGGACTATGAAAATCGGCAACAGTAGGGCGATAGCCCTACCTCTTGCCAATGGCGAACGTCTTCGTGGTTTTCGATTTAATAGGATAGTGTTGGATGAATTCTTAACGATTCCTGAGAAAATTTTCAATGAAGTTATCATACCGTTTCTTGGTGTGACAGAAAATCCAATACAAAGAGAAGAATTACACAAATTAGAGTCCCGCTTAATCGATAAGGGCGAGATGCGGGAAGATGAGAGATATGTCTGGCCAAACAATAAGCTCATAATCCTTTCATCTCCCTCGTTCAAATTCGAATACATGTATAAGCTCTACAAGAAGTATGAAGCTCTTATATTCGGAGAAATAAAAACAGGAGAAGAGGAGGAGGATGCTCAAGCAGCAGACGAAGCTTATAGATTAATTATGCAGTTGAGTTATGACTGCGCTCCAACAAGACTTTATGATCAGAACCTGCTTAAACAGGCAAAGGCGACAATGAGCGAAATGCAGTTTAAGAGAGAGTTTGGCGCACAATTTGTAGATGAAAGCGATGGATACTTTAGACTATCTAAAATGGCGGCTTGCACTATTCCAGATGGCGATTTCCCTGCTGTGGAAGTCGCTGGAAATCCAAGTGACGAATACCTTTTGGCATTTGACCCAAACTGGGCTGGAAATACCAGTGCTGACCATTTTGCCATGCATGTTTTCAAGATATTAAGAGAAGAGCAAAAGGTTTGTCTTGTTCATAGCTATGCCATAGCTGGTGTTTCCTTAAAGGAGCATATGAGATACTTCTTATACCTGATTCAAAACTTTAATATAGCAGGAATCTGTGGAGACTATAATGGCGGTGTCCAATTTATAAACTCCTGTAACGAAAGTGAAATATTTAAAAAAGCAAACATTAATATTGGAGTTATTGATGTTGAGTTAGAAAAACCAGAACAATGGCATGAAGACATCCTTGCTTTCAAGAACCAATACAATCAAAAGGAGCGCAAGTATTGTATTCTGAGAAAGCCTACGTCCAATTGGATTCGTATGGCAAATGAATTACTACAAGCATCTATTGATCATAAAAGAGTCTTGTTTGCAGCTAGAGCTATCGAAGATCATTTCGATGAGCAAAGAAAGAAGAATATTCCTATTGATGATTTAAGATGGGATAGTAAGATATCTGCTACATCTGTTGCTGCAAAAATGATTGACTTTATTGATCACCAAAAAACAATAATTGAACTTACAAAATCAGAATGCGCGAATATTGAAGTAATTTCAAATCCACAAGGATCTCAGTCATTTAACCTGCCCCAAAACTTCAAGCGTCAGAAAGGTCCAAACAGAGCAAGAAAAGACTCTTATTCTGCTTTAGTTCTAGGTAATTGGTTTGCCAAAGTTTTCTTTGATGCTCAAAACGCCAAAGCAGAGAAGAAAGTGACAAATACATTTATTCCTTTTACTATTTGAAAAGTTTAAAAGTAACTTTTATAACTTTGGTGTAACAAATAATACCATGGCAAGGAAGTATACTAAGAGATCAGAATATTGGGCAAAATTTAACAAAGAAGGTTCCAACAATAATTTGAATGAACTTTTTTTACAGCAGCAATCAAAAGCAGGTATATTTGAACCAGAATTAGTAGGAGAGTCACTTTATGAAAGCGTTGCATCAAGACTTGATTCTTCGTCAACAAGAACCTCCTCAAGAACAAATAACATATCTAAGAATTATGTTAAGGATCGATTCAAGAATATTGATGACGGACTTTTGCCGTTTGATTACTCCAGAGATTCTGTAGACGCCAGAGATGCTATTCAACTTTGCCAAAAAGCTTATTTTAATGTTCCTGCTTTTCGTAGCACAATTGATATGCTTTCAGATTTTGCTGACTCTGATATTTATTTAGATGGTGGATCAGATAAGTCTCGCAGTTTTATTAATGCATGGTTTAAGCGTATCAGGATTCATGATTTAAAAGCCCAGTTCTTCAGAGAATATTATCGCTCTGGTAACGTATTCTTATATCGCATTGATGGTCGCTTAAAAATGCAAGATACAGAAAAGATTCTTGAAACATATGGTGCTACAAATAAAAATGCTGCCATTCCAATTAAGTATATGGTCATCAATCCAACTGATATTGCTACAAAAGGATCAATTTCATTTACTGATTACCAATACTTCAAAGTTCTTACTCCATATGAGATTTCTCGTCTCAAAAATCCCAAAACAGAACACGAGAAGGAGATGTTTAACTCTCTACCAGATGATGTTCAATTAAGAATCAAGAACAATACCGCCTCAACATCTGAGCGTTTATATATTCAGCTTGCTTCAGATCTACTACATGTAGTATTTGCTAAAAAACAAGATTATGAGCCGCTTGCTATTCCATATGGATTTACAGTTCTTGACGATATTAATAAAAAGCTTGAACTTAAAAAAATAGACCAAGCAATTTCTCGCTCTATCGAAAACGTAGTTCTTCTTATAACCATGGGTGCTGAACCAGATAAGGGCGGCATTAATAGCAAAGCCTTGCAAGCAATGCAAAGCATCTTTAAGAATCAAAGCGTTGGTCGAGTTCTTGTTTCTGATTATACAACTAAAGCTGACTTCATTATTCCAGATCTTCGCAAGGTTATTGGTCCAGAAAAGTATGAAGTTCTAAACAGAGATATTCAAGAAGGACTTCAGAATGTTCTTATTGGCGACAATAAGTATGCTGATGGCCAGCTCAAAATGAAAATCTTTATTCAACGCCTAGAGGAGTCTCGTCAATTATTTATTAGAGAATTCTTGCAGCCAGAAATCCGCAGAATTTGCAAGTCCGCTGGTATGCGTTCATGGCCAGAAGCTAAATTAGTCAAAACTGATACTCTTGATAATTCAGACATGACAAAGCTTGCCACTCGCATGATGGAACTTGGAGTCATAACACCAGAGCAAGGAATGGACGTTATCCATACTGGAGTATTTCCAAAATCAGAAGATCTTGATGAGGCTCAAAAGGCATTCAAAGATAAACGTGAAGATGGATACTATATGCCTCTTGTAAATAGCATTAATCTTTATGAAACAGACGAAGCGGAAGATCCTGTTCAACAAGCTCCGAAAAAGCCTGTGGCAATTTCTCCTTCTGGCGGCAGACCAATTGGCGTTTCAAACTCAACCTTTTCCAAAAAGCATATAGTTGAGACTACAAAAATGATTAATGAATTTGAGCTTCGTGCATTTCGCGAATTTGCTTTAAAATACGGATTAGAGGAGCTTGACGACAATCGCAAAGAGCTTGTTTCTAGGGCTTGTGAGTCGATTGTAGTATCAAAAGATGTAGATGAGTGGGATAGTTCTTTAGCGTCTATTATAAACGATTTAGAGGCCATCTCTGAATTAGATGTAAACTCAAATATTCTAGAGTTTGGAGCTAAACATCAATTAGATGATCTTTCTGCCGCAATTTTATATCACTCAACCAAAATTTAAGTGTAACAAAAAAATATGGACATTAAAGATTTCGAAGTTAGTAGCTTCAATTGTAAAATAAAAGCCCTAAAACAAGAAGACTTCGATAAATTCGGAGTGTCGGAAGGTTCTATTGCAGAAGCAGCTAAGTCGCTAATGCCAGAAGGATTTGATCCATCGGAAAATATCGATGTTCTTCCTGTTGTATTCAATCTAGCAGTTGTTAATGAATTTAATAAAAATGGCGACGGCATTGATACTGAAACAGCCATTGCCGCAGTTAAGCGTTTTATTAATAAGCCTATTAACATTGAGCACAAGAAACATAAAATTGTTGGACACATAATTAACGCCTCCTTTTCTGAGGCGGAGTTCGACTTTAAAGATTATGATGTTGCTTCATATGCTGGAAAAACAGAACCGTTTTTTATTAATGCCGCAGGACTAATTTATAGAAATATATTTCCAGAACTCGCCAATGCAGTTGAGCAAGCCGCAGAAGAAGATTCTGAAGAATATCAAAGCATTTCAACAAGTTGGGAATTAGCATTCAAAAACTATAAAGTTGTTTATGGTTCTAATAGATTAGATGAATGCGAAGTTATGGAAGGCGCACAAGCGGAAGCCATGAAGCAATATGTTAAAGGCTTTGGCGGAAAGGGAACGGATAAAGAAGGTGTTCCTGTTCATAGATTAATCTATGGAGAAACCTATCCACTAGGCGCTGCTCTAACATATAATCCAGCCGCAAGAGTTAAGGGTGTTTATTTAATGAAAAATAATATTGATAACTCTGAAGAAATTAATGATAACCAAGATATTAAAAAATCACAAAAAATTTCCCTAAACTCGGAAAAAGATGTAAAAACCGATAAATTCGATATATTTGATATGGATACTGAACAATTCGAACAATTAATGACCAAGGTAGCTGAAAGCGTTGCCTCTGTTGTAAAGAAGGACGATCAAGCCAGTTCAATTGGCGAGATTATGCGCGATGCTCTTTCTGAGCACAGCGAAACATGGAAATCAAAAGTTCAACTTGAAGCAGAGGCTCGTCAAAGAGCAGAAGCCGATCTTGCTGAATTAAAAGCTTCTTTTGAAGTTATTCAATCTGAACTCAGCACTATTAAGGCTGAAGTTCAAGCACAAGCTGCTGTTGAATTGTTTAATGCCAGAATGAATTTCCTCGACTCAACTTACACATTCTCTCAAGCAGAACTTGAGTATGTTGTTGCTGAACTTAAATCTGTTGAAGCTTCTGACGAAGCTTTCGAAACCTTTAAAGGTAAACTTTCCGTTCTTTTCGCTCACAAGTCAAAAGAAGCTATCGCTGCTCAAGAAGAGGCTATCAAGTCTCGTATTGAAGAAGCTGTCGCTTCTAAACTCCAAGAATCCGTAGCTTCCACTGAAAAAACTTCAGAGCAAGTCGCAGAAGAAGAGCTTGAGGTCGAAAAAACAAGCGAAGCCTCCATTCCTAATAACAATGGAGATGCTTCAGAAAAAATTTCTTTAATCTCAAAACTAAAGGAAAACTTCATTGTTGAAGTTACAAAGTAAAAAAATAAAAAATCTATTAACTAATAATTATTATGGCTAACGAAATTACAAAACTATTGCCATTTCGCCAATATGACGATAACGACGTTATCAACATGTTCGCTCTTAATGGCACTTCAGTAGGCGCAGGCGCTATTGTTAAGGTATCTTCCGCTGATCTAAACGAAGATCTTGTCGATCTAGTTACAGACAGCTCATTCCTTAATGTTTTAGGCAATGCTTATTCTCCACTAGCAGTTAATCCTCTTAGAGTTACTGCTGCAAACTCTGGCGAAGCTGCTATTGGCATCACTCTTCGCGATGTTCGCGACACCGATGAAAACGGCGAAAAGCTTCGCTTCTATCCACAAAAGAAAGAAGAGCTTCAGTGCGTTCTTTCTGGAGAAAGTGTTCCTGTTGCTAGCAAGGGCGTATTCACCTTCCTTGCTTCCGCATTCACAGGTAGCGTTATCCCAGCTCCAGCGACAAGACTTGGCATTCGTAATGGTGGTCTTTTTGCTACTGCCGCTCTTGGTGATGCTGTTGTCGGCACCGTTCTTGCTACTGGCTCACGCCTTAACACAGATACCCAAGGTGGCAACTACGCTATCGTAAAAATCGACTTCTAATTTTAAACTCACAATTATTTATGAAAATTACAATCAAAAGAACTGAAGATCAGTTAGCCCTAGTTCGCGCTATGGGTTCCAATAATCGTGAGGAGGCTTATGAGGCTCAAGCTGCTGTTGCAGAACTTCTAGGTCCAGTAGTAAACGAAGTTATCAACAATGCTGTCACTGTTGGTAATCTCTTCACTACTCTTACCTATCAAGCTGACGACAATCCATCTCTTCCTCTTGATCTCTTCCACGACATTACAGACGAAGATTACATCCAAGTCTATTCACAACAAGTCGCTGGTGGCCTTCCTTACAGCCAAGTCTTCCCTGCTCATAACGAACTTAAGTTCAGCACTTACACTCTCGATAGCGCACTCGCTTTCGACCGTAAGTATGCACGCAAGGCTCGTCTTGACGTTGTTTCTAAGACTTTCACTCGCATGGCCCAAGAAATCATGCTTAAGCAAGAGCGCACTGCATTCAACGTGCTTGCAACTGCTCTAGTTAAGGGTAATTCTGTCAATGGCAGTGCTGGCAACCATCTCATTCGTTCCTCAGTCGCAGACCAGTTTCTTCTTGATGATCTTAACAGGCTTATCACTAAGTCTAAGAGAATCAATAGCTCATTTGTTGGCGGAACTCCAGTTGGTGGTTCAAAAGCTGGCGTAACTGATCTTCTCGTTTCTCCAGAAATGGTTGAAAAGATTCGTGCAATGGCTTATAACCCAATCAACACCAGATCAACAGGCACTGCTGCCGATGGTCTTGCTGCTCCAGAAACTCTTCGCGAGCAACTTTACAGCGCTGCTGGTCTTCCAAGCTTCTATGGTATTAATATCATCGAAGTTCTTGAAATGGGCCTCGCCCAACGCTTTAACAGCATCTTTAGCGCTGTACTTAGCGCTGAAAGCGTAACAGCAATCGATGGTGGTGCCAATTGGAACGCCAGCACTGATCAAATCCTTATTGGCATTGATCGTTCTCGCGATGCTCTTCTTCGTCCAGTTGTTCTTGACGAAGGTTCCACTGGAGAACTCAGTGTTCTTGTTGACGATCAATTCTCTGTTCGTCAGAATAAGATTGGCTATTATGGCAAGATCGAAGAAGGTCGCGTCTGTATTGATGATCGCGCTCTCGTCGGTATCGTTGTCTAATATCGCAAGATATAATTAAATAGAGCCGCTTCCGAAAGGGAGCGGCTCTTTTTTTTGAATTTTTATCAAAAACTTTATAATATATAATATGGCAAAAAACAAAGCAACCAAGGATTTAGACTTCGTTTATGGAAAGCAAGAAGTTTCTAACAAAACAAAACTAGAAAATTCCACTTCTGAAATTTCAGGACTTCCAGCAGGCAAGGATTTATTAAATTGTTCTAAAGAAGAATTAAATTCTATTCGAGTCGAATCTAAAAAAGAATCAAAAAGCCTTGAAGAATTTAAGATAACAGATGGCAAAGATAGAAGTGAAAAAGAAATAGAAGTTCAAAAAGCAAAAGAGCTTGAAGAGCTTCTTGGGTTTAAAGAAATGAATCCATACGGAACAGCAAACAAGCAAATCTTTCAAGAAAGGCTTGATGTTATGTCATTTAGTGAAATGTATAATTTAGCATCTAGAGTTGGTTTGCCAGCTTCCAGCTTTAATAATAATCGCTCTCTATTAAAAAAGAGCTTGTCAAAGTCTTTTGATCATTACGCGCAAAAACATAATGTAACAGTGCAAGGTCAAGCAAAACCAATCATTGATAAAAGTTCCCCAGATTATGATTCAGTTGTAAGATTGTTCAAGGACTAATCTAAATGAATGATCTTGGAAGACTAGCTACAAAAATTGTAAATTACGAATTCTCTGAAGATAGGCAAAGATTTCCAGTTTCTTATGTTTCTGGTTGGCTTGATGCTAATATTGGAGAATTGAATGGTCTTTTAAACGAGGAGTTTTATATTAATTCTACTGGTGCAATTGAGATTACAACAGGCTCTGGTTTGTTGCCAGTAGAAGAAAATATTTACTCTACCTTGTATGAAATTCACTATTATGAAAAAGCCTCCAGAGATTCTCTGCGTGGCTTTATTTATGGTAATGATGCTGATTGGATAACTCTTAAAGAGGGCGATACAACAATTCAAAGACAAAACAAAAACTCTGTTTCCAAAACGTTCATTGAATTAAGAAATGGCGCGACACAAAGACTAAATGATTTAGTTGGTAAATACAATGCGTATAAATCAACTCCGCTGCAAGTTGCTGGAGAGGATGGCATCGAACCAATTGACGCACTTGATAATTACGGCTCAAGAAGTTACTACAGAGGATTCTAATGGCATCGCTACTTACATCAGCTCAAAAGGCTTCAATTCAAGCAGCCCTTGCAGACGTGCATGACACGTTTTCTAGAGATATTTATGTTTATGTTGAAACGAAGATTGCCAGCAAGCCATCTAACTCCAACTACAATCCTTTATATGGAAAAACAAAGGATGTTCAAAGAGTTGCTGCTCAGACAGTTCTTACAAAGCACACATTTAAGGCCAGAGTTTATTTTGAAAATAATCAAGAAGAAAATGTTGTTGATGGCGATGCTCAATTAAATTTAAAATCTTCTGAAGGCAAGGCTCGAATTAAAGTTGCGCAAGATGCTTATGAGAAAATTAAGATTTGCTCAAGAATCGAAATAGATGATGTCTTATATATTGTTGATTCAGATGCTAAGAATATTGGGCCATTTTCTACACAATATTACATGATCTATTTAAAACGTGAAAACTAATGGCAAGAGCTTTCTTATCTGCGACACAGTTTAAAGTTGAGATAAATCAAGCTCAACTTTTAAAGGATATTTCGTTTAAAAATCAAGCCGCAACTGCCTTAGAAATAAGAAAATTTATTGCTCCAAAAATAGAAGAAGCTCAAAGAGAATTAATCAAAGATTTCAATTCTCATGCTGTGACGAGAGAAATCAAAGGTGGTCCGAATGCTGGAAATGTTAGTAATACTTTGGGGGGATATGGCAACTTGTTTTCTTTTATTGGCTTTAGTTCTGGCGACGATCCAACTTCAGTTATACATGAAATTCTGTCTAGAAAAATGACATTTAAGGTTCGAACTGTTGCTTCTGGAAGATTTGCAATTACAGTTTATGCTCCATCTCAAGAAGAAATATCTTCTGCCACGCCTATTCCTTGGGCTTCTGGATCTAGCTGGGCAGAAGGAGTAGAAAAGGGTATTAGTAATTTAGGCAGTTACTTATACAGCAAGACTGGCTTTAAGAATTCTTCATCTGGAACTGGTATTCAAACTAAAAATGGCAAAAGGAGTGTAACCTTTAAAGGAACTCCATATATTTCTAAAATATTCAATAAATTTAGAAATAATTTGCAAAACTTAGATAAATGAAAGCGCAATTTGATCAGAACCTTTTATCCAGTTTTTATCTCTGGCTGGAAAATCGTCTTTTAAAAGATGATACAAAAGCGTATTTAACAAATGTGCAAAATTCATTTAAATATATTGATTTTAATGATATTCCGCAAGACATGGTTGGATATCAGGGAGAGTATAGGCAGCTTGTAGCTGAAAGCAATATAGACGTTTCTAATTCTGGGTTTTTTATTAATGGAAATTTCATTACTGGAAATCCCCAACAAAACGGTGGGATTCTTCTTGATTATCAAAATGGCAGAATACTACTTCCCTCTGGATCTGGAACTTCTTTACAAATTAGTGGAAACTTTTCTGTCAAAGAAGTTAATACTTATATTTCTCATGATAATGATTTAGATTTTATCTTACATTCTGATTTCATAGAAAACGGCCAAGATTCTCCTTATTTATACGGCAAGGGAAATAAATTAGACGAAGGATCTTACTTTTTGCCAGCCTGCTTTGTTTCTATTGCTTCTTCTGAAAACGAGGAGTTTTGCTTTGGTGGAGAAGAAGATACAAAGACAAGAATCAGAGTAATGGTTTTAACTAAAGATTCTTATATAATGGATAGTGTTATATCTAGGCTAAGAGATACCGCGAGAGAAAGAATAACTCATATTCCTTATGAGGATTTTCCATACGGTTATTCTTATTCGATTAAAAATTTTCCCTATTTTTACTCATCATTAAAAATATCCCAAGGTGCTAGTGCTGCAATATCGCACATAGAAAAGGTATCTGTTTCAAAAGTTATATCAGAAGAACTTAGGGAAAATTTAAACAAAAACTTCTCTATTGCTCTTGTTGATTTTGATTTGTCCACTTACAGATTCCCTAGATTATAAACAAGTGTAATAAAAATAAACATTTCTATAGAATATGGCAACAAGAACAAGAGTAATTTCACAAAATAAGGCTGTTTATGTAACTAATACTGGGTGGTATGAAAGCGCATCTAAAAATGCGATTTCTGGTCATCAGTTACATCGCGTTGACACATTATCATTTGATATTGATTTAGCGGGTTCTAGACAAGACATTAGAGAATTCGGTCAATTAGCTCGTATCGGCACATTAACAATGTCCGAAATTAATCCTTCCATTTCTCTTGGTTATTATCTAGGAGATGGCGAAAACGAGCTTGCGCTTGGTTTTACAAATGATACTGGTGCGCAAATGATCTCTGGATTCTTAACAAATGATGCTCTTGTTAAAGAAAGAAATATTTATGTTCTAACTTCTAAGGAAGGTGAAGATGCTTTTAATACAAGTGTTTATGAAAGTCAAAGAGCGGATCATGATGTGATTGGCTTTGGTAATTGCACCATGACCTCTTATACTGCTAATTTCTCCGTTGGAGAAATTCCAAGAGCAGATGTTGAATTCGAAGCATCAAATATTGTATTCTATACTGGTGGACACTCTGGTTTTAAGAACCCAGCTCTAAATTCAGATGGCGGCAGAGCAGACGCTGGATTATTTTCTCTTGGCGTTCCAAGCACTGGTACTATGAGTATGCTTGTTCTTAGACCAGATGACGTTATCGTAACTTTTAACACCAATAACATTTCAACTACAACTGCAAATGGAGTTGGCAAAGTTGGAGGATGTGATTTAAATGCTGTTTGCTTACAAAGCTGCTCTATTGAAGTTCCACTTTCCCGTCAAAATATTGAATGCTTAGGACAAGAAAGAGCTTATGCAAAGCTGCTTGAATTCCCAATCAATGTTACAATGACTATGAATACGCTTGTTAGAAACTTCGCAGCAGGCGCTCTTGAACATGTTCTTACTGGAACTGCTGGAGATAACAAAACAAATATTAAAGTTGAAGTAAAAAATGATGCAGGAACTACTCAGCATTACTTCGAGCTTAAAAATGCCGTTCTCGATTCTCAAAATTTCTCTATTGGTCTTGACGATAACGAAACTGTTGATTTAACATTCTCTGCACAAATAGGTGGAGTCTCAACAACAACTGATGGTTTATTCTGGACAGGTGCCGCAAATACAAATTGGCTTGCTGGAACAAGTAGAAATACTGGTTTATATAGCGGAGTTGCAGCAGCAGCTCAACCTATCTAATAATGTTTCTTTGAATTAAACTTAAATAAGCCTCATCGAAAGATGAGGCTTATTTTTTGTGTAATATAATAAAATGCTCGTTTATCAAGACATTACTGGCTATAATAAATCAATAATCGATTTTGACATATTAATTGATTCAGCTCAATCTGGATTTAAAATCGTTGCTGATTACGGAACTGAAGAGTCTGGTTTAATTAATTCTGGCGTAATGTTTTCAGGATATAATGGTTATATTTTTGACAGATCTGGAGATTTTATTGGTGGCTATAGGTCAAATAAGACTTTTAAAATAACAACTCACTTTCATGATAGCAATTATGCTTCTTATTATATAGATGGGGTTTTAATTAAAAACAACATCAATGTATTAAATCAACCAAATAGAATTGAATTCGATAAACATGGTAATTCTTCAATAGCAATTACTCACAAAGGAATAAGTCAAGATTATTTGAATATATTGGCGGATTCTGCTGGAATTATTTTAATTTCTTCTGATAATATTGTATTGACGCATTAACATGAAAGAATTATATTCGTTTCCAATAACCAGAGAAATAGAAAAAACAATCCCATACGTTAGTAAAAATAAAAAGGGAGAAATGGTAGAGTCTACAAAGGTTGTAAAATCACAGATCACCAATAGAGTTGTTTTTCAAAAGCCTAATTTCTCAGATATCGAGAATGCAGAATTCTTTTATGGTCAAAAATACAATGAACTTATCAATGCTGGCTTTTTAACTAAAGCCATGCTTAATAAGAAGCTTGGAGATATTGGTGGCACTTCATCTAAGCTAATGGAAGAAAGTGTTAATAAGGCTTTTGTTGATAATTTAGAATCTGCAAAAATTATTCAATTTTATGAAGGAAGAGATGATCTTGACGAAGAGCAAACAATCAAACTTAAAGAAGCTAGGGAGCTTTTCGTATCAAGCTTAAAAAATATTGAAAATTTTGAAAATTCTTTCAGGACGCAATACCAACAAACGGCGGAAACCAAGGCGGAGCAAAAGATTATTGAATGGTTTCTTTTTAACTTTTCTTATTACGAAGAAGAATTAAGTAATGGTTCTAAAGAAATTTTCCCATTATTTCTTGGCGATGATTACGAAGAAAAAAGAGAGCATTATTTGAGACTATGCGAAGATGCTGAAGATATTTCAGACAAAGCTCTTCTTAAAAATAAGGCCATTTTTGACAAATCTTTTATGCACTTGGTTAAGGTTGTTAATATTTGGTATAACAAAGTCGGCAAAGACCAAGAAGAAATTGACAAAAAGATAAAAGAACTTTTTCCTGATGAATGATCAACGAGGATTCAGATTTGTCTTTGGTCCTCTTGGATATCTTGAGAGGGTATAGCGTTTTCTACAAAAACGATAAGAAGCTTTATTTTAAGCATTTTCTTGTTTCAGAAACCCTTGCTCTTGACGAATTTGAACTTGATGCGTATAAACAAGCAAAAAAAGATGGAATTAAGTCTGAAGAAGAGTTGATTGAATCTGCCATCAAAAAAAAATATTGGAGTAAAGATATAGAAGAGAAAATTAAAACTCTTAATTGGACAATTCACAAATCAGAAACGGCTGCTTCTAAAATTACAGACAATATTCAAAAAATATCTTTTAATGCATCTATTCAAAAGCAAAGAGATGAGTTGAGTCAAATTCAAGAAAAAAGAAATAATATTATTCAATATAGTGCAGAAAGCTGCGCTTCTCATAAAAGAAATTTAAGATTAATTGAAACATCGATATTTACTGACGAAAAGCTTACCTGCCCAGCAGAAGCTACTGACAGTAATTTTATAATGAATCAACTTAATAAAAGATTAAATTTTATATCAAGAGAGGATGTGCTTATTAGAGTGGCTTACTTAAATTCTTTTTTTGAGTTATATACTTTAAGTCATAGAGATCCTCTATCAATGATTAAAAGAGATATTTTTAATATAACTGTTTTGCAAAAAAATCTTTTAATGTATGCTTCTTTAATTTTATACAAATTAAAGAATGTAGACATGCCTGATGATATTAAAAAAGATCCAATAAAAATAATTAAATACCAAAAATCAGAAGGCAGAGAGGTTAAGAGATCAGAGGGTGTAGATGATTTGAGAGAAAAAATGTTAAGAAATAATGGCAAGTTAAATGCCGAAGACCTTTTGAGTTAATTTTGTGTAATTAGTTGAAATGGCTGCACCAATTACATTAAATGCCAATATCAACTTAAATCCTTCGAGCGTAAATGCATCTGCAAGGCAGGTTCAACAAGCTTTAGGAAGGATTACTGGACAAGCTTCAGAATTCCAAAAGTCCCTTGACGCTTCTACTGCTCGTGTTTTCGCCTTCGGAGCCACAACAGCCGTTATTCAAGGTATAAGTCAGTCGTTTAAACAGCTTGTAAGCACAACAATTGAAGTTCAGGCCAAACTAGTCGAAATAAACTCAATTCTTGGAGCTTCTTCAGCAGAGTTTGGGAAATTTAGAGATTCTATATTTCAAGCCGCGAAAAGCACTGGTCAGTCTTTTAATACTGTTGCTAGTGGTGCCGCAGAATTAGCTCGTCAAGGTCTCAGTGCAGCAGAAACTGCTAAGAGACTTGAAGCTGCAATGATTCTAACAAGAATTTCTGGGCTAGGCGCAGAAGCTTCTGTTAAAGCTCTTACCTCGGCAATGAATGGATTTACCTCTGCTGGTTTAACCGCAGAAGATGTTGTTAATAAAATTGTTGCAGTTGATACTCGCTTCGCTGTTTCCGCAGAAGATTTAGCTCAAGGATTTAGTCGAGCGGGATCTACAGCAGAAGATGCTGGAGTTACCTTTGAAGAGCTTTTGGGATTAATTACCGCAGTTGAACAGAAGACGGCTCGTGGTGGAGCTGTTATTGGTAACGCATTTAAAACAATTTTTACAAGACTAAGTGATGCAAGCACAATTGATGATTTAAAGGCACTTGGTGTTCAAATTGATTCAAGTCAAAGTGGTGTTCAAAAATTACAGGCGCTTGCAACCGCAATAGAAAATATTGGCGATCCTACAACAGTCAGCGAAATCAAAGAACTTGCTGGTGGCGTTTACCAAATTAACGTAGTTAGCGCTGCGCTTAAAGATCTATCTTCTGAAACATCTATCTTTACCGCAGCTACTAAAGCAGCGGGGCAGGCTGGCAATGATGCTTATTCAAGAAATGCAGAATTAAATAAATCCATGCAAGCGCAGCTTAATGGATTAGTTGTATCTCTAACAAGTCTTGCAGAAAAAATTGGCTCTATAACATTTGCTCCATTGCTTGAAAATCTAGTTGGAGTTGCAACATCTTTATCTGAGTGGTTAGATAAGGCTCTTGATCCTGAAAAGGGAAATAAGTTTATTCAGGGCCTTTTTGATGTAATTGGAAAATTTGTTTCGGGACCGGGACTCGTTCTTATTACAGGTGCATTTTTAAATATTTTTAGACTTGTTGTAAAATTTGCAGCAGATGGTTTTAAAAGTGTTATGCAGATTGGTTCTGCATCAGAAAGAGTTAAAAGTATAGAATCTGGAATAGTAGATTTACTTGCTAAAGACGCAAATTTAAGAAAGGTTCTTGCTAGCACAACCGCAACTCAAGCGCAAAAAGAAGCTGCGGTTATTGCGGCTATCAAGCAGCAAAATGCCTTGCTAGTGCAGCAACAACAACTTGTAACAAACATTGCAAGAGTCGCTGCTCAGGGTGGTGTTAGAGGCTATAGCGGACCATCTGGAGGATTTTCTGGAAAAGGTGGAAAAAAATTCGCAACAGGCTTCATGCAAGAAGAAGCTACTGCAATGATGCTTGGAGCGTCTTCTGGCGTTAAGGCTCATTATGGTCAAGGAAAAATTGGAGGAAGTCGCTTCATAATGAATAGCGAAGAAATTGAAATTCCTAACTTCGGAAGAAATGGAGATTCTGCGGTTATTCCAATGTATGCTAGAGGAAATCTTCCAAGGTCTACTGGTGGTAGAGTACCTCAGTTACCAAAAGATTTGAACCCAGATTATAAAGAGATGGGTCTATTGAGTCCCGGTGGCACCCTTAGATCAGTAAAAGACTATGAAAGTTTTATAAACAATCCAAACACATCCGATGAGAAAAGACGATTGGCTAAAAAGCTTCTTGCCGAAAAAGAAGCATTAGAAATGCAAAAAGAAGAACAGCAAATTCAATTAAATGCAGCTCGGTATTCGTATTTGATTCCTAAGATTGGAGAGTCAGGGACACTAAATCCATTTAATGGCTCCTTTAAAAAGGGTGACAAAACCATACGTTACAACATGAGCAATTTAAAAATTGATGGTCCAAAAATTCCACAAGGATCACAAGAATTAGTAAAAGGTTCTCCAGAAGATGAAAAAATTGGCGAAAATATTAGAGAATCAATATATGAAAATTCAGCAAAATTTGCAAATAGACTTAATCCGATAGTCGGAGATGTTTCTCCATCTATGGTGAAAGAAAAAATGGAAAATCTTGGTGGCGCTAAAGGAGCAATTCAAGCAGCGATTGGTTCTGCTTTCGAAGGTGCTGTAGCAACTTCCTTGGGAGTTCTGCCTCTATCAAATATTGAAGGTGGAGATTTTGATATAAAAGGACAAAGTGCAAAGATAACTTCAGATATTCAAAAATTATTTGGATTAAATGAAAATATTAGTATAATGGATTTTAAAGCTTCGGATAGCAGTTCAAATAAAGACAGCTTTGCTAAAAAAATATACAATCAAGAAAAAAAAGGCGAGACAGTAATATCTTCTCCGAAATTAAAATCGCTGCCATCTCCTAAAAGGGGCAGGGCTTCTGGATATATACCAAGATTCGCAAAAGGACGTATTCCAAGATTCGCAAAAGGACATATTTCAAAACCATCAAAAAGCCCAGTTCAAAGATTTGCAAGAGGATATGCGGCAGGCGCTATTGGAGGACTTTTAGGACGTGCCGCATCAGGAGCAAGAGGATTATTAGGAAGGGGTCGTGCAACTCAGGCTGCAACTCAGGCTGCAACAGGTGCTGCTCAGACGGCGGATGACGCAGTAAAAGAAATTGCAAAAAGTCAAAAAAGTTTAGGAAGAAGTATAGCCATATCAACAGGTCTTACTGTTGCTTCAGCAGGACTTGAAAAGTTGGGAAACGACGCAGAAGAAGCAGGAGACACTGTAATGTCAACCTACACAGATATGGCGGCTACCGCAGTACAGTTTGCTTCGATAGGATCAATGTTTGGACCTTTGGGGACAGGAATTGGAGCAGTTATTGGTGCAGGATGGTCATTATACGACTCTATGACCAAAGCAGACCAAAACATTAAAGAACAAGAAAAAGCCAATGAGCGAAGAAATAAGACCGTTCAAGGCATTACTAAAAATTTAAAAGGGGGTGGATTTGATAGTATTGGAGATTTGAGAAAAAAATCAGCAGAGTTTTCTTCTGCCGCTGGCTTAAATCCGACAGGATTAAAAGATGAGATAAATAAATATTATAGAACAATTATAGACTCATCATCAAGTCAAGAAGAAATTAATGCTGCCAATGAGGCTTTAGCTGGAATTATAAATCGCGTTTCAGTTGGATATGCAAATATTGATACAATAAATAAATTAAATCTTGAGCAAAGAAAATTAACAGCTAGATTGGAAAAATATCAGGCGAAAGTTGCCGAAGTAACCAATAGCCTTGGGACTACTGTTAAGAATTACGCCACGAAATCAGAAAATTATGCCTTTGGTGGCGAGCTTACTAGCAATATACTTTCGTCTGTTCAAGGACCAATGGCAGCGTCTTTACAAGGTCAAGCTGCCACAAATCAATCTATTTTTGCGACCAATCTAGCTCAAAGCCAAAAATTTGATGCTGAACAAAGACTTTTAGAAAATAAAGATCCAGAAAAAGCAGATGAACTAAAGAAGGCTGTTGCAGAGGCTGGTGAGAATTTTAAAAAGTCTATTGCTGATACCGCTGCCAACATGGCAAAAAGACAAATTGAGGTGCAGAATAGAATTAGCCAACTTCAATTACAAATAACTCAAAAACAAATCTCATTAATGAGTGGGGTGAATTCTCGTATTGCAACTAATATCAAAGAAGGTCCATTGAATCTTGACGAAATGAAAGAGGGCGGCAGGGCTTATAGAGAAGCTGAAACAGATCAGCAAAAGGGCGAAATAATTGCTCAGATGACTGAGGAAATGGATAGAAGAGGTCTAACCGAAAAACAGAAAGAAACTGTATTTAGTCAATACGCTGGTATATCCGCAGAAGAAAGAAAACGTCTTGAGAAAGAGACCGCTTTTGTTGGTGGAACAAAAGCGGAAAGAGAAGAATTATTTTCACAGGGCGAAACAAAGCAGGGAGAGAAAGAAATTGCGGATCTCAAAACTGAGCAAGCCGCTTATGTAAAAGAACTCGAAGATTTAAAGAAAAAAATAAAAGACTTTGGAGCTACTTTTGACAAGGGCGGGCTTATTGTTGATCCGATTTTGAATATGGCCAAGACCATGAATGATGCTGCAACTAATATGAAAGCGTTTGAAAATGCATCTGCCAGTTTGGGTGGTGTGGCAACAGCGGTAATGGTCACAGCTAAGGCAACTGCCGACAAAATTAAAGAACAGACTGATTATATCAAATCGCTAGATGTAAAGCAAGAAAAAACAAAAGCAGAACTTGAAGAAGTAAAAGCAAAGCTTCGCGACTTAACTCAGTAAATTATAAAACATGTCTTTATTAATTAATAATGTAGAGTCTTCAGATTTGCAAATTCAATATTCTTATCTTGATAGTGATGAGATTTTTGGATATGTTTTAACTGCCAATTATAAAATTAATATATCAGACATACAATTCGAAATTGGCAATGGAGTTCTTCTTTCTGGAAGATCTGCGATCAGATCCGCATACGAAAGACAAAATGTTACAGCTAGAATAGGTGGAGACGAATTTGTTAATGCATTAATAACAAACTTGTCTTTTGAAAAAAGCTCGTTAGTTGGTTCGGAAACCGCCTCAATTACAATTGTTGAAAGAAGGAGGTTGAATGACTACAGCTCAAGCACATTTTCTAAATATATTCCCAATCCTCATTTACTAGAAAGTTTTGAGGAAAATTATAATTTTGCGCGAAAAGATGAAACCTTTTCTTATACTAGAAATGTATCTATAAAATATACGCAAGATGCTGGCGATCAATTTTTAAATAATGCTAAACTTTTTTTAACAAATTATTATCATAATAATAGACCTTCTCTCGGATACTACGAAGATGGTATTTCGGAAAATGCTAAATTTGATAATAAGTTTTATTCAAAACTTACCGAAGATATAGATTTAATTCAGTTAAGCGTTTCATTGCAAGAAAGTTTTGAGTCCTCTTTCATAGATAATGCTAATAATGTTTCTAAAAAAACATCTGAAAAAATATCACAAAATATAAATGGATATTTAGAAAAGATGATAAGCATAGAAATTACTTCTTTATCTTTTGACACCCAAAGAACAATAGAGGCGGCGATATCCAATATAATAGATGAAGTAATCTCTGGACAGCAAAGTCAATTTGGTAAGCCTCATAGCATTTCCAAGGGAATCTCAAGCGATTCAAACAGAGCTTCTATAGAATTATCCTTCTCTACTGATCCAAGTTTGTCTCAACAAAACACGGTTATTTACTCCTGCTCTAAACAGAAAAATGGAGCAAATTATGAATATAGTTTATCAACAACTTACTCTTCCACTGGTCAAAATTTATCTAAAAGATATTATAATGCGCTTGCATTATGGACATCTCAAAAGAGTCAAAACGAATCGAAAGTAATTTCTTTGTTTTCTGAAGCAAGTGGATTAATATATGAGCAATCCAGAAGTACTACAATGTCAAAAGACAAAGCGGAGATTGCAGAGCAAATTATGTTTTCAACCAATGAAATTTACAATAATTCTGGCTTGCCAGATGGAATTATTAAATTTGAAATAAATGTCAATAAAAATAATCCAGTAAGAAGAAATGAAAGAATTATAAGTTTAGGCTCAAGTGAGAAGTTGGTTGTATCTAATCTAGGAACAGTAGAAAGTGCTTCTGTTACTGCAACAGCCATAGCTGACCCCTCTTATGGAATGTTTCATGCAAAAAACTTTTTAGCAAGCAAAACCTCAGAAATGAATGACGCACTAGATGAAGGTGTATATTATGGCACGCAGGATCAATCAACAATTGATTTGTCCAATGGTGTAACAACCCGTGTAATAAATTACACAATAACCTAATTTAATGCCAGATCAAATAACATATGGTAGTTATTATTTTCCAAGTCCGCTTCCAGCAATCGCTGAAAGCGATAATTTAATTAAAGTTGCTGGAAAATATGACCATAAATCAATTTCTGTTGATGTCATAGGGTTTTTGACTGGATCTAATTTAAGTGGATTGCATTTGCAAAAAATGCGAATGATTAGTGGATTTTTGGACGAATATCAAGATCTCACTATTTCTATAGGAAGTGAACAAAGGATTTTCGGAGAATGTGTTGTTAATTCAATTGAGTTCGCAGAAGGTGATTTGACAACAATATTACCATATACAGTTAATTTAACAACATATGAAAACCATAGCTTTTCAGAATATTTTGGAATTGAAGATCCACAAAATAGCTGGTCATATTCTGAGCAAGATAATAAAATTATACAAGCTACCCACACTGTTTCTGCCAAGGGTGTTAAAATAAATGGAAACGATCCATTTGATAATGCAAGATCTTTTGTTACTGGCAAATTGCAAAATGGATTTGAGCATATTTCTTTTTTTAATCAACCGAAGTCAAGTGGTTTTTTAGTTTCTCGCACAGAAGATATAGATAGAAAAAATAATAAATATGGAGTGACAGAAGTATATAATTACTCAGCTTCAGACTATTCTATTCCACAAAATGGACTTCTTACTTATACTTCATCTATTGCTTATAGCAAAAACCAACAATTATCTATATCAATAAATGGTAGCTTACAGGGATCTATTGATGCATGTATTAATGGTGGGCTTTTAACCACTGGCGACTTTACTCCAAGTCAAGCCACAGAGATTGCTTTAAATACAATTATTAATTCTTCTTCAAATTTTGAACAAGGAGTCTATTCATTTGTTTCAAATGGACCAACCTTTTTTGATTATACAATTAATACTGGTTCTAACAAGTTGGATTTTTCCTTTAAGTTTGAAGATCCAGAAAATTTAGATTTGATTGGCAATGTATTACACAAATACGATGTAAGTATTGCTTGTTCAAAAGATCAGGCAATATCAAACGTGACAATTAAAGGTTCTTTAACATATAATGGAAGTGATTTGGCAATTTCAAATACTGGAGAGGCTGGACCTGATAATGCAAGATTTTTAGCAATTGAAAATGCCTTGACTGGCGTAAATCAATTTTTATTGGCAAGAAATGCTTTTGATGATTTTATATCAGTTGCCACTGGATATAAATTTAATTCCTCATCATTGAATCCAGAGCCTATAAGTTTTTCAATACAAAAAAACCCTTTTGCAAATGAAATTTCTTATGATTATACATATAATAATAGTATAGATTATTCTAGTGGTCAATTGAAAGATTTCAATATGAGTATTGCAGATGTTAAACCACTTGTTTTAACAAATGTTCAAGAAAGTGTTGGTGGATTTGCAGCGCAAGTTGTTTCAACCAGATCGCTTGGTCAATATTCTGTAAACGCATCTGCCAACAATAAGGAAAGCGATTTATCTATTTTAAAAAATTTAGTATCTGGTTATTGTAGCGGATTATTCGAGATTTCAAATTCGCAAACAATTGAAACTAATAATATCACATTTAATTTATCAAAATATTATTAATGAGTGCTGATGCAATAAACTACTTACTGACAGAATCTTTTTCATCTAATGAAAGACTGGCCGCTTATTATGATTTTACAATAACTGGATCTTCTGTAAATAACAGTTTTTATATCTCAGGCTCTTCTCCATATACTGGCATATTGAAAAATTTTTATCCAGCATATAATACTGGAAAATACCAAGCACATATGCTTAGTGCAACAGGAAGCACGCTAGCTATAGCTACTGGACTTTCTTTTTCTGGAATTCGATCTGGTTTAAATTTAAGCAGAACAAATTTAAGAATACCAATACACGATTTAAATCTTGATGATTTTGGAATGATAATTGATTTTGAATTTAGTGGACCAATTACAGATGGAATTCTTTTTGGAACATTTGAAAAATTCACAGAAACAGTTAATGGTATTAATTATACAGGATCAAAGGGCTTTAATGTTGGCGTTGATTGTAGAGGGCATTTATTTTTACAAGCTTATGGTTCTGATGGAGATCAAATTTCTAGCTTATTAAATATAGAGCTATCGAAAAGAAATATTATTGGAATAAGCTCTTACGGAGATTCTATTTCAGTTAGTAGGTTAGATTATCTTAATAATAGCATCGAGCAAGAAGAAATACAAACAACAAGCAACTATATTGCAAATTCTGACTATTTATATTTTGGTGGATCTAACCAATATTATAGATCAACAAGTCCTGCCAATTTAACATTTTCTGGATCAATTAATCAATTAGCTATTTTTAGTGGTGTTGTTTCAGATTATTATTTAAAATATATTGGATCTGGAATAATTGGAGATTATTTTTATTCTGCTCCTGTAGAAACAATTAAAACAAGAATTACTGGATATTCTGATTCTGTAATTTATAAAACTGGAATTACTGGATATGAATACCAAGTTACTGGCACGCTAACTCTTCATACAGGGCGAGAGTATATAACTGGTAGTTATCAAGCAGGAAGCTCTCAATCAGTAAAAGAAGGAGAAAGATATTTTAAATATTATAACCTCTATGCTGGTGGGCAAAATATTTCATATAAAGAAGAATTAGGATTCCTTCATCCAAACTCTGGATATATATACTATCCAACTGGCGATGGAGCTTTTGCTACACTTGGTCTACAAAATGTTTCACAGTCTATTACTAATTATATTATAACAGAAGTTACTGGACAAGAATCTACAACTATTAATTTATATGGCAAGATTGCGAAAACGGGATTATTAAATGAAATTAGTGGAGTCGTTCAAACGCCTCTAACAGAAAGTTATTCCGAATTCACAGATCCCGCTTCTGGAATATTATTTAGCGGCAATTCGCAAAACTTGAAGAAAAATTATATTTATTATTTAGGAGGTAGAGATTCATGAATTATTCTTTTGTTATATCAACTGGAGATCGGTCAATTTCTGGTAGTTTAAATGACACTATTTATAGAAATACTCCTGCCTCGTATGGTCTATCAGAAATGTTTTATGACAATAGTGTTATTACAGGAAAACATGCTTCATTTGTTTCACTAAATTCTCAAATATTATTAGAAGAAACTTCTGTTCGTGTAAGCGGAAAAAACATAAATTATGATTATATTTTTACTGGAGATTATTTTTTAACTCCAGATGAAGCAAGCTATTTTAGCTCGTTTAGAATGGCTGATGAAATTTCTCTATCAAATAGCGATTCGTTAATTTATGATAGAAGAGAGTTTTCCACTGGAGTTGCTGTTTTAAAACAAGGAATTTCGAGCGTAGACTCTTCAATTACGGGATTAAGACTTAAAGTAGCAGCAAGTGATCCAACCATAACATCTGTATCATTGATGTTTAATAATTATTATGTTTTTTTAAATGGACAAAAAATAATTCTTAATGAGTATCCATCAAATTCAACTACTGGCAAGTTATTTGCAATAAAGAAAAGACAAAAAACTTTAGACGCAGAATCAGATTATCCAGATTTATATGGATCTGTTTTATTTATAGAGGACCAAGTAGATTATTACATTAATGGCATGGAGCAGCTTGAATCTGATTTTCTTCAGCTTTATACTGGAGTTACATTTGTTAAAACTGGTGTAAATTGTCGTATAGAATTTATTTCTTACGAAGAAAATAACTATAATTTATGAGTGAAACTTTGGTTGCTTTAGATATGAATTTCACTAATGGAGGTGGTGGTCATTCAGCATCTACAAGTAGCGTAATTGGTGCTATAGGGTTAGGAGGTTCTCTTGGCTCTTTAATTGGCTCCGCTGGTTCAAGAGTTACATTTTCTAATAGCTCAATTAATTCAGCATTTAAAAATTTTATAATGACTGAAGAAACTTATTCGAGAGATCCAATTAAAACAACTGTTACAAGGCAATATCAAGACAGAATTTCTTTATTATTAAAATCATATTTTATTGCTGTTCGGGGGAAAGATATTTCTCCAGATGGAAACTTATCTTATAAGGGACTGGTTCCATTTTTTGGAGAATGTAAAAATTCAAATTCTACTAAAAAATTTCCAGAAAAACCTCCTCAAAGACAGGGTGGAGCACTTATCATAGGACAAATTTATAATGAAATTTCTGAAACGATTGAGGGAGAAGAAAATTATAGAGTATCTTTAATTTATCAAGATGGAAATTTAAAAGAAGAATTATCCTATAATTCAAGTTTAGTTAGCTCTTGGTATAAAAATAACCCAGATTTAAATTCTTCTGTTTTAAAATATGGGTATACATTGTCAGAACTAAATGCAGCATTTGCTTTGGCTGGCATTAATGTTAAAGGACTCCCTAATAGATCAGATCTTTTATTTGATACGTCGGGAAGTTTAGATTCTGTTATATCCTCTGTAGCTTCAACATTTGGATTATATTGGTACATTGATCCATTTGCTGGGACAGTAAATTTAATATCTTCTCAATCAGCAGTTAATTTAAATATTCCAGATCCTACACAAAGTAACTCGCCAGATATTCTAAGCTCATCTTATACGATAAATGCTCTTAAGCCAGTAATTGCAAATTCGTATATGTCAAAAATTTCTCCAAAGAAATTTGAATATGAATATCCAGATAAGCAAAGAATTGCTAGATTTAAGTTGGTAGATATTCTTGGAAAAGTTGAACTAGGCATTCCATCAAAAGGATTTGAATTCTTTTACGGATCTTATGCTGCTTCTAAATTCTCTTCAATTGCATTTGATGCAATCTCTATTTATGCATTGGGTTATAAAAAAATAAAAGCTGAAGAATTATTTGGAGAATATTATACAGCAAAGTTTGATTCTGATACTTCTTTTAAAACTTGGAGTGAAGTATATAAATGGTCAGCAGCAGCAAAAAGAGCCGAGGAAGCTTTTAAAGGAAAGTTTGATTTAAAAAAGGGTCAGTTTTTACCAATTGGCGAAAATCAACTTCCAAGCGAATCTACAGTATTTGAATTGGTACAAAATGCATTTGATATATTAAATAATACTATTTATATATCTAACGCTTATTCCGAATGGAAGGCTGTTAGAATGAGTTGCAGCTCAAGCGATGGTAATGTTAGTGGACCTTTTTTTGAAAAGGAGCTGCTTGAAAATGTTGAAGGATTACAGTCAATAGCTTCATTATTGAAAGCTCTTGGCAAAGAAGAGATTTCTTTAGAAGATCTAGCTAAAACTACAAAAGCTACTGGATCTGGGGACCATCATTTCATTGCATTAAAGCCTTACGGAAACTCTGAAAGTAAAGAAATGACTTCAGAAGAAATGAAGCTATATGATTTATTTAATGAGGAGAATTTTATTATATATGAAACTCCACAGAAAAAAAGATATGCAGGCTTTTCTCCAAAATTAAAAGAATCAATTGGAAGATTGACTACCACTTCAAAGAATTTATTTACCAAAAGAATTAAAGATTCAAAAAAATCTTCAACTATAAAAGTAAATTATACAAGAACAAGAAGGCCAACTACAGACCCAAGAGACGCTGAAGAGCAGAAAAAAGAAGATGATAGAAAAGCAAATCTTGATTCTTGGGGAGAAAAATCAACAGAACTTCTAGATAAAATCGAACTTGTGATAACAAAAACAATTTTAGGTGGCGCTAGTGGAGATCCTCTTAATCCAGTTCAATTTAATGTTAAAAACGGAACATTATCAGAAATGAATATTTTGGAAAAATCAAATTCTAGCGCAGCTTCAACAAAAGGTTTAAAATCATCCTCTAAGACGATGGCTGGCATAAATATACCTAAATTTGATATTACTCTTTCTGGCCTACAAATTAGGCTTGGTGGACAAGGAGCCACAACAACGGAGTCAAGATCTACGGTACCTATTCTTCAGATAGACGAAAATCTCATTATATCTGATGGAGTGGCAAACTTGATAAAAGAGAAATCATTAAAGTTCTCTGCGCGTCAGAGAAATACTATGGGTTTATAATGTTTTAATTAACGAAAGAAGCTTGCGAGATTCTTTTGCTGGAATATCATTAAACGAAGTCCACTCTTTTGCAGCTTCATTTCGATACTTTTCTTGTTTCCAAAATTCTCGAAGAACATTCTTAAACTGATCGAAAGAATCCGATCCAGTCTTCTCTTTTACAGCCTTCTCAAGCATTGCAGAAGGAGTTAGGTTAATGTTTGAAGATTCTGCTGAATCATATTCGACAGAACTTGAATTGTTTGCACCCTTGGATTTGTCAATTTCATCAGCGCCAACAATATGAACATTAAGGTAGTTGCGAACGCAACGAACAAATGCTCGATTGCAAGCAATCGTTTCCAAAAACTTTGCGCAGAAAGAATCTGTATTAGCTAAGGTAGCATTAGCCACATCTTCATACAAAACACCAATTCCGCCTGTTTCGTAATTTTCAATCCATTCAATTTTACATTTTGCAGTAACATAGCCATTGTCTTCATTTTTAGTTTCAAATGAGACAGAACGAAATCCACGAAGTCGAGCAAGCTCTTTGATGCCTCCAAGCATGATCAATAGTTGCTTGTCATCTAAGCCTTCTGGCGAGGAAGGAAGCTCTTTGCCTCTAGCTGAGAACCAATCTTTATTTGGATAAAGAAATTCTGGTCTGATCATTGCTCGCCAATCAACAGAACCATCTTGATTAAAGATGTAATCAACATTTTCAAGAAGACCGTGTTCGTTGCGCTTATAGAGATCTGGACCGTAGACTTTTTTATTGTTCATGATCAAGAGTATATAAAAACATATTCTCTAGGTCAAGATAAAAATCATCTAGATTTTTTGAATCATTAGCTTCGTAGTGGCTATTATGAATCTTTTTGTTTTTTAACACCTTTTTAAAACTAGAAAAATTAAATTTGTCTAATTTTATTTTTTCTTTATTTTCGCAAATTTTCTTAGATTCATCATAAAGAAGAATGTGATCGTCAAAAAACTTGGCTCGTTCTGAATTTAAATTTTCTTCAGACGAACACAATAATGCAAAATCTTTACCTAATGATTTTAAATCTTCTATAAATCCCCTGTCAAAACAGTCTGAAACATAATTTACTCTCTTGATGTTTTGGTGTGATAAAAGCGACTTTGATATTGGTTTTTTAGTAACAATTAAGCATTCGTTTTTACCTAGTAATTGAATTATATTATTCTCATTATGACAATGATCCATTCTGATGACCATATTATTTGATTGAATATCGTATGAATGGTCAGGAATAACTTCAAACAATTGTTCTTTATATTTTTTTCCAATAAAAAGAGTTTTAAAGTTTGCTTTGCCGCGATTAAGCAGTTTAAGAATTGCATTGGCTATTTCTTCTGGGTGAATTTTATTTATTTTTTTGTCAGCCTCTTGATTAGAAAAAGAAGGCTTTTCTCCATCCCTGTGAGATTCTATAATTATCTGCTTGCTTTTGTCGCCCCAAAGAGGACAGCAAGTAGCTGCGTATGTATGAGCGTAAATTGCTACTATTGGCTTGTTTAATACAGAAGCAATATGAACTGGTGCGCTATCAATACCAACGTGCATTAATCCGCGTTCGATAATGTATGAGGATTGTTTTATAGAATTTGTTTGAATAAATTTATCCGCATTTTGTATAATTGGTTCTCTTCCAGAGCCAATTTGGATAAATTTTATATTTTCAGTATTTTTTTTGACAATTGTTATAACTTCATCCCAGTAGTCATAATGCTTTGATTGAACATTATTATCTGTGTGAATCGTGATATAGTTATCATCAACGATAGGAAAGAAATGAGGCTTAAAAATTGGATTACCAATTTTTACTCCAAGGTCTTTTGCATATACTTCTGCTAGGTGGCTCATCTTAATTCAAATTGTGTTTTATCTTGACCATTATGCATATAATTTAATATTCTTTGAGTTCCAATATAAGGCAAAAATGCAATATTAAAAAGACCCTTGTGCGCTCCTTGTCCTTCTAGCGCTAAGAGATTATCTATTTGATTAGTATATGGAAGCAATTTGTATACAAATGGATTGTCGTTTATAAAGTCAAAAAAATCATGTCTTGTGAAAACAAAAATTTTCTTTTCTGGATAGAGAGAATTTAGATTCTCTATCATAGAATTTATCATCAAAACATCTCCACCAGATTCCCCCATTACAACTGCTATTCTATTTTCTAACTCAACATCACTTAAAATATCTTCTAGAGATTGTGTTGGTTGTTGATTATTAAAAATTTCATCCGCTTTTGTTTTTAATTTTACATTAGAAATTATTTCTTTAAGCTTTTTGACTGTGGTTTGCACAGAGAATCTCTCTTCGACATGTCTTTTTGCATTTTCTATCAATACTTGCTTTTGTATTAACGGCATTTCGTAAACTTGTTTTAGCATTTCGGCAATGCTATTTGGACAAGTTGTTGCCTTAATAAACTGAGTGCTTGGTTCTCTGTATTCGTTCCATTTAAGTGGAAGACCGCCTTGATGTGGATAAGCAGAATCGGTGCCGCAGGAATAATCAGTCACAAGGGTAATAAGACCCGCTGCTTTCGCTTCTTGAATTGGAAGTTCTTGACCACCGCTTGTAAACGGATGGCAATATACGTCCATGATATTATAAATTTCATTAAGTTCTTTTTCTCGAACACCTCTTGCGCTATTTTTTGTTTTAACAGATTTTTCAGAATTGCAGCATGGGCAATTTTTATCTTCACCATCATAACCGCTAAGAAAATAATTATCGCACCTATGACAAACGTAAGTTGCTAGAATTTCTTTTGGATCTAAATTTTTTTCTTTAATATATCTTGGAATATCCCAACCCATATCCTTCTCTGCCCAATCTGTATGAAGTAGTAGTTTTGTCTTGATGTTTGGATTTTCTGACTTAAATATTTTAAATCCTTCTAAAATATTTGGAACAGATTTTCTTAATTGATTTTTAAATACGAAACCAATAACGTAATCGTCTTGAAGATTATGTTTTCTTCTGAGTTCATCTCTATTGTAAAGAGGCTTGAAGTGACTATAATCAACTGCACCATGAACAGTTTCAACTTCTGTATGACCAAGTTCGTGCATAGCCTTTTCAGCAAAGGTTGCCCAAACCAGCATCTTGTCGCACTTTGGCTCCATTTGAAGAGCCTGATCTAAAATCGGCAAACTATCTAGGGTAGTCCAAAGAATCTTTTTTGTTTTATTCCACCAAGGCTTTTTATCAAATTCAGAAAATGCCCAGATGTCTTCAATGCCTAGATAAACGTCTGGCTGAACTTCTTCTACAATTTTATCTATTGTGTAAAATCCATACTGAGCAGCTCTTATCTTGACTGGATCATTGTTGATCATTTGAAGCAAATTATGATCAGAAGGCATTGTTCCAAAGCTCTTCCAAGGAGTCATCATATCGACTCCATATTTAACTCCATTTGCAGCTTCAAATACTTCAATATCTGGATCGTTATGAAGTGCGAGAAGAATATTTTTCATATTCTTACCGAAGCCAGTAACCAATCTAGAATAATTGGAATGAACTAAAACTTTTAATTTAGAATGGGACATCATCTTCTTCAGATTCTGCTACTACCGCTGCTGTTGATTTTTCTTGATATTCTTTTCTAGGAGCCTTTTTTTGATATTGTTGGGGGCGATCTTCCTTTTTGTATTCGTTGCCGCTAGATTCAAGAACTTTTGTAATATATACTCTAAACAATTCAGAAAGAACCTCTGCTTCTCCTGCTTCGATTGGAAGCTTAAATAACTGAGAAGAGTTCTTGCTTACGCTAAATCCCCATGCAGGTGTATTAAAAGATTGTTCTCCATTTTGCTCTTTTACTTTTCGAGCTTTATCCCAAGGAGTGAGTTTAATAATTGTAGTTGAATCGTCCTTCTTGTGGAAAGCCACATATGGAATGCGAGTCTTGAATGATGATAGAAACTCGCCAGCTTCGTTCTCGGTTAGCTTAATTGTAGCTGACTTTTCTGGGTTCTTGGCGTTTTCTTTAAAAGATCCTGTTTTTGCTGAATCGTTCCAACTATGTTGCTGAATCATTGAAACGAATAGAACTGGCTTGTTATTGCGATCATTTACCAAATCGAAACTAAATGCTGCGCCAGTGTTTTTTGAATTTGGTTTGTAGAGTGTATATTTCATGGAAAATGTGTAACCTTTAAAAGATAATTTATTGTAGCATGGCTTATCAAAAAATTCAACCAAAACAAATTCAATTGCCGACTTTTTACAGTAGAAGCGGCGATTTAATATTTTCAGATCAGACAACAGGAGTTGTTGTTGATCTAAGCAGGAATTTAAGCGGAAATTTCAATATTACTGGTTCATTGTCCATAAATAATGGACCTGTGTTTAAAACAAGCTCAACCAATACTTTTAATCAAAATAGCGGAAATTTAATTTTTGGTGGATTAAATAATACTGCGCTTTCTGGCAGAAATAATACTATATTAGCTGGATCTGGCAATAATATAAGCGGCACAAGCAATGTTATTGTTAATGGAATTAACAATAGAATTAATAATACGTCTTCATTTAATACAATTTTAGCGGGATCTGGATGTTCTTTCGCAAATAATATTACGGGTTCAGTAATATTAGCTGATTTAAAATCTGCTACGACAAATAATAAAAGCAATTCTTTAATAATTAATTTTGCAAGCGGAATAACATTCGATGGAGGACCAACTACGTTTGAAACAAATTTCATTGTTAATTCTCCAAATTCTGGATTATTTAATTCTGACTTGACTGTAAATGGCTTTTCTTATTTTAACAATGTAAGAGTAAATAATGATATTTACTTATCTGGAAATTTAATTGTAGATGGTCAGCTTAGGTTGACTGGAGATCTATCCATTACTGGAGGATCTGTTTATATAGACTCCGATATAAAACAGAGTGGAAGTTTAGAAGTCAACGGAAATATAAGTGCAACTGGACTTATCTCTGGATATAATCTTGAGTCACAAATTGCAAATATAAATACAATTAATACTGCTGATTTAAACATAACAAATTCAGCAACTTTAACTGGAAGTAATATAGCAACAGAATCTTGGATTAATCAACAAGGCTATATTTCATCTATAGATTCAAGCTTTGAGGACTTGACTGTTCTTGACCAGTTAAATGTATATGGAACTGGAATTTTCGGTTCCATTGAATTTGATAGTATTTCTGGAAATACTGGATATTTTAATAATATTATTACAACTACAATAGCGGCTGAGGATATTGTTTTTACTAATACTTTAAAAATTGGAGTAAATGGAAGTTACATGAGCTCCTTAAGAGCTGGTAAGATTGTATGCCCTAGATCTGGCAGTTCAAATATTTATACTGGATTTATTGATGGAACTCTTTCTTCTCAAATACTGTTTTTTTGTTTAAGTGGAGAAAACCAAACTGGCACAAGATATTTATCTTCAAAACCTCTTCTTAATTCAATTGCAGTTTCAATGGTTTCATCAAATTTTCCATCTACAATTACTGGTAATTATCTTTTATTATAAAAATGTCTTTTATTAAAATACATCCAGATCAGATTCAATTGCCAGATTTTTTTAGTAAAATTGGAGATTTCGTATTTCAAAATTTATCTACTGGCTTTAATATTAATTTGAACAGATCTTTAAGTGGAAATTTTAATATATATGGATCTTTAACATTAGATTCTGGTTTACTTTTATCATCAAATCCAACTAATAATTCAGATTCAAATAATAATAATATAGTATTTGGAGGTTATGAAAATAATGCCAATGGAATAAATAATTCAATTTTCGCTGGATCATCTAATGATACATCTGGTTCAAATAATGTTATTGTTAATGGAGAAAATTTATCATTTGAATCTGGAAGTACATTTAATACTTCTCTTGCTGGTTATAATAATATATTTTCAGAAAATATAACAGGATCATCAATTATCTCAAGCAGAGAGTTCTCTTCAGAAGTATCTACAAATCATTCTTTGTTAATTGGCTTTTTGAGCGGAACAACTATTGATGGAGATAATTGCGTTTTTAATAAAAATGTAATAACAACATCTTCAGCAGAGGCAATATTTAGTGGAAACCTCAATATTACTGGGTCTTCAATATTTAATAACTTAGTTTCTATTAAAAATGATATTAAAGTTGAAAATTCATTTAATACAGTAGGAACAAGCCAGTTTTTAAGTGGAGCTTATTTTAAAAATGGAAATCTATATGTAAATGCAAATATTGAATTTAATAAGTCTCCATATATAAGCGGAAATCTTAGAAATGTAAGCGGTTTAATTAGTTCAACTTATTTAACTGGAAGTAATTTTGATTGCAATACTTTAACTGGAACTATTTTAAGCGGGAGTTCATCTGCTTTTTTAACTGGTAGCAATATTTTAACGGAGTCTGGCGTTAAAGATTCTGGATTTATATCTGAGAATAATAATTCCTATGATTACATTACAGTAAATAATAATTTAACTGCGGATACATCACTTTTTTCAGCAAATATAGAAAATATTATAATTACTGGACAAACTGGAATAGGTTTTAATAGTATGAATTTCGATTATCTGAAATCTAATTCAGAATTTGTATTTGATTCTGGTAATAATAATTTTACCACCACCATTACATCAATTAGTGGAACTAATTCAAATAAAATTAATAATATTAGTCATAATTCGCAATTTAATGATGTTCTTGTAGCACAAGTAGGAAATACTGGATCTTATCTAGAGGCTAGAAGTAGATATTTTGCAGGTGTTAAATCGGGTGATATTTGCATAGCAATAGCAGCAGCGAAAAGTTCAAATACTGGAATTCTAACATCTGGAATTAATCAAGAAACTGGCAATTTCCCATATATAAGATATGCTAGATGTATTGAGGATGGATATATAGATATTGGTTATTATTTTCCAAATACTGGAAAACGAGGAGGAGAAATGGCTTACAATCTCATTGTAATTGGAGCAGAATAATTTAATCTAATTCAACTTTAAACTTAGATGTTTCAATTACTTTCTTTTTATCATCTAGATGTTTTTTGCCTATTTTGCTTTGATATTCATTAAAATACGCACGCTTTACTGGATCTTCTCCAGTTTCTGATTTTTCTGCTCTTTTGCGAGACATGTCTGCTGAATAATCAAGCATGTCTCCAACTGTACCTTTCATATTGCCAGTTTTCGAAATAAATGCGTTTTTATCATATGCATCTACTTTTGTATCGATTGATGCGTTTGGGATAGTAAAAACACGCTTCCATTCTACACCATCTTCAGAATAAACGTGCTTTTCTCGCATTGTTTGAATGATTTCTTTGTATTCTTCTTTTTCTGGATGCTTGTAGATATAAATTGGCATGACTTATTATAAATAATAAAGGGTGGTATTTCTATCACCCTTTAGATTTACTTAAATACTACTTTGAGTATTTTTTCAACAGATTCCTTATAAGAAAATTGTTCCTGAAGTTTCAATCCTTCTGTATTCTGTTTCTTTGCTAAATCAATAGCTTTGTCCATAGCTACTGATATGGATTCTGCATCTAGCTTATAATAATTTCCTTGATTGAAGATACTTCCTTCTTGGAAGAATACATTATCATAACATGGTTGTTTTCCAACTGGATTTACTAGGATCGCATTGCTATCATTTGCCCAATCCTTATGAGAAGTGCAATTACTAACAATTGACCATTTTCCTAATGCAGTGGTATTAAAAGCAGGAAGGTTCCAACCTTCTCCATTTGATAATCCAGAAAGATCAATATCTACAGAATTCATTAAATCATTTACTTCAGCATTTGTTTTTAAATGAGGAAGAAAGCTAATGTTATTCCAATTTCGACCCATTAAAGCCTGCCCTATAGCCTGATTCATATGTTCAGGCTTCAAGAATGGATTGTTGATTAAGCATGTTAAATGGTATTTTGGATTATTTCCAAATTTGTTTAACCATAGTTGGATAATCGCCTGAGTATTTTTTCTACGTTCAAGTTTTCCAATAAGTCCGAAGTGAATCGTGTTATTCATTCCGTAATCTTTATTTGAAACAAAAAAGTCCTTATCAAATCCAAGAGGAACATATGATACATTATCACAGCCAGCATTTTTAAAAAACTCGGCAGATTCTGAAGATGAAAAGAAAACGTGCTCTTGAGCTTTTACAATATTAATTTCTTCTTGTGTTGGAGAATCAACTTCATAGAAGGTGTATAAAAACTGTTTCTTGCCAATCTGTCTTTCTGATCCATTAATATGCCAAACTTTTAAAGTTGGAGCATCGCTGCAAAACGTCTTTAATCGATCTCTTCCTCTTGAAATAATCCAGTTTTTAAATTCATCAGTGATATTGTCGTAAGCATTAAAGTCGGCATTGTCACCAATTGGGAAAATCGATGCATCGATATCTTCATGATTGTAGATTTCCTTTAAAAAATTAACTGACACGTTTCCCAAGCTTAGGGAATTAATTGGGGCTTCAAAATTTAATTTTCTCATTTTTGATTCTTGTTCTAAATTCTTTTATTGTTCTATCATGAACATTGATACATCCTTGTGTTGATAAATCTACCTTATCTGCAATTTCCTTCCATGGCTTGAGTTTGCCTCTTTCGCCACAGAAATACCTTTCGTAAAATATTGTTTTAACTCTTTCATCGGTATGTTTCAATATCATATTGATAATTCTACTATACCCCTCATTAAGCAAACATTCTTCGTCGGGTTCTAAATCAGACGATACTTGCGAGAAGTCCATTTCATCATAAGAAACAACATTTCTTCTCTTTTTGTTTAAAGTCTTTTGAGTAAGACAAATATATTTTGTTTTGTTTGCTAAGAATGTGGAAAATTTTGATTTGGATTCATCAAAGTCTAAAGCAGCCTTATAAATATTATAATCTTTTTCACCGATTAAATCATTGATCTGATCTTGGGTTAAATTTTTAGACCCAAAACATTTTACCATATGCACGTATATGCCAGAATGTCTTTCGATTAGTTCTATTAAAGCTTCTTGATTCTGATCCTCCTTAACTAATTTAGTTAATTCTTGGTCTTTTTCTGGAATCATTTTCATGGAATAACTGATTTATAGGATTTGTCAATAAAAATTTTTTTTCTTGACACTCAAAATATTTTTCATATAATGAATACATTCGTAACCGTTCCGCTTGTGAAGGTTCCGCTTTTCGTGAAGGTTTCGAATTATATTAAATCCTCACTACGTTCGTATTTAATATAATGGCTTCGCCAAAAATTTCTACATAATTTTCTTGAAAGACTCCTAATTTTGAGTAGCTTTGGTGTAACTAATTCAGCAATGATCTTTGAAGAACAAATCTCCCGCAAACCGAACCGATACCCTTGGGCAGAACAATTTATTGAGGCTATGCACAATGGTTTTTGGACTGATAAAGAGTTCAGCTTTAAGAGCGATCTTCAACAGTTTAAGACAGAACTTTCTGATAAAGAACGCGAAGTGATTGTTCGCACTCTTTCTGCGATTGGGCAAATTGAGGTAGCAGTAAAGACATTTTGGGCCAAGCTTGGCGAGAACCTTCCACACCCAAGCTTACAAGATCTTGGTTACGTGATGGCGAATATTGAAGTTATTCACAATAATGCATATGAGCGCCTTCTTACAGTTCTTGATTTAGAAGACGTATTCGAAGAAAATCTAAAGCTTGAATGGATTCAGGGACGAGTAAAGTATTTAAAGAAATACACTCATCGATTTTACAAAGATTCAAAGAAGCAATATCTTTATGCTTTAATTTTGTTCACTCTCTTTGTAGAAAATGTATCTTTGTTTTCCCAATTCTACGTAATTAATTGGTTTGCGCGTTATAAAAATGTGCTGAAGGATACTGATCAGCAAGTAAAGTATACTCGAAACGAAGAGAACATTCATGCGCTTGTAGGTATTAAGATCATTAATACTATTCGTGATGAATACCCAGAGCTTTTTGACAAAGAACTCGAAGATAGAATTCTTAACGAAGCTCAAGAAGCTTTTAAATCAGAAAGCAAAATTATTGATTGGATGGTTAATGGAACTCAGGAAGATGGCCTAAGTTCTGAAATATTGAAAGAATTCGTTAAAAATAGAATTAACGAATCTCTTGTTCAAATTAAATTCCCAAAGGTTTTTGATGTTGACGAAAACCTTATTTCTTCTACAACTTGGTTTGATGAAGAACTTCTTGGAAACAATATGACAGACTTCTTCCACAGCAGACCGACAGAGTATTCAAAGAAAAATCAATCTTTTGGAGAAGACGATCTTTTTTAATTGAAAACTCTTAGATTCTATTTAACAATACATTAAAATAAAATGAGTGATATTTACTGGTTGAATGCAGATTCGCGCAAATTTTTAGAGCGCGGATATCTTGTAGAGGGAGAGACTCCAGAAAAGCGTCTTGAGGACATTGCTGGAAAAGCAGAAGAAATTCTTGGTATTGATGGATTTAAAAATAAGTTTTTAGATTATTTGCACAGAGGTTTTTATTCATTGTCTTCTCCAATTTGGAGTAATTTTGGACGCGCAAGAGGATTGCCTATTTCTTGCTTCGGATCTTACATTCCAGATAATATGGAAGGCATTCTCGAAAAGCTTTCTGAAGTTGGAATGATGACAAAGGCTGGTGGTGGAACATCTGGATATTTTGGAGATGTTCGTGGTCGCGGCTCAGATATTTCTTGTGGTGGTAAATCAACAGGCTCCGTCCATTTCATGGAAATGTATGACAAGCTTATGAACGTTGTTTCTCAAGGAAATGTGCGTCGTGGATCTTTTGCAGCATATCTTCCAATTGATCATGCAGACATCGAAGAATTCTTGAAGATTCGTGGTGAAGGAAACGAGATTCAAGATCTTTCTATTGGAGTTTGTATTTCTGATGAATGGATGAAGTCCATGATTGAAGGAGACAAGGACAAGAGGAAAATCTGGGGGCTTGTTATCAAAAAGCGATTTGAAAGCGGCTATCCATATATTTTCTTTTCTGATACTGCAAACAATATGGCTCCTCAAGTCTATAAAGATAAGAATTTAAAAATTCATAATTCAAATCTTTGCTCGGAAATTTTCTTGAGCAATTCAGAAGATGAATCTTTTGTTTGTAATCTTTCCTCAATTAATCTTGAGCGTTGGGAGGAAATTGAGGACACTGATGCCATAGAGTATCTTGTGTATTTCTTAGATGCAGTAATGACTGAGTTTATTGAAAAAACAGATGGTCAAAAACATTTGGAAGCTCCAAATAAATTTGCAAGGCGTCAACGCGCTCTAGGAGTTGGCGTTCTTGGATGGCATTCTTTGCTTCAATCTGAAATGATTCCATTTGAGAGTGTCGATGCAAAACTTCTAAACATTCAAATTTGGAAAGAGATTCGTAAACGCGCAGATAAAGCTTCTCAAGAACTTGCCAAAATTTTTGGTGAACCAGATCTTTTAAAGGGCTATGGACGCAGGAACACAACTACTCTTGCAATTGCACCAACAACTTCAAGCTCTTTTATTCTTGGTCAGGTTTCTCCATCTATAGAACCTCTTAATAGTAATTACTTTACAAAGGATCTTGCAAAAGGCAAGTTTACATTTAAAAATCCCTATTTAATTAATCTTCTTAAAGAGAAGGGTCAAAACAATAATGAGACTTGGAAAAGCATTCTTGTTCGCGGAGGAAGTGTGCAACACCTAGATTTTCTTTCTCAAGAAGAGAAAGACGTATTTAAAACATTCGGAGAAATTTCGCAAAAAGAAATTATTATTCAAGCGGCTCAACGTCAAAAGTATGTTGATCAAGGTCAGTCTTTAAATGTAATGATTGCTCCGACAGCAAAGGCAAAAGAGGTGAATGAGCTTCTTATCTTTGCTTGGGAGCAAGGAATTAAGAGCCTATACTATCAGCGCTCTTCAAACCCAGCACAACAACTTGCCAGATCCATCATGACATGCGCCTCTTGCGAGGCTTAGATTTCCCCTCCTGCTTGTTTAGGCGACAGGACGCGGGGCGGCTTCTTCGGGAGCCGCCCCAGCATTTTCCCAATTCAGAAATAGTGTGTATAAATATACCACTATGACCGAACCTCAAGATACACAACAAATAGCTGATTTAGAAATCGGCGAAACAATTGCGTTTATTTTAGATCGATTAGATCAAGCCATGCTTGAACTAGAAGATTGAATTTAAACACTAAAATTTCTGCACCCAATTGGGGCATGAAAACAAAAAAAACATAACTAATAAGTATGACAATAAGATACAGCAACCTATCGGCTCCCTTTATTTTTGAGGGAGATATCTTCAAGAAGATGAACAGCTTTCTTGAAGGCGCTAATACAAATCCCGTCTGGAGTTCTGATCCTTACGATATTTATAAGGACAAGGATGGAAATGTTATTGTCGAGTTCGCTCTTGTTGGACTCGATCAAGAAGATATTTCTGTTTCAGTTTCTGGACAAACTCTTAAAGTAGAAGCTTCTGCTAAAAAAGATTCAGAAAAAGATGCAGAGTTCTATCACAAGAAGATAGCACGAAGATCCTTGAAAAAGCACTTCACGCTTCATCAAAGTTTAGATAAGGAATCTATTGAAGCTGAGTATAAAAATGGTCTTTTAAAAATCAAAATTCCTCTTGAAAAGGAGGCTAAAAGAGATATAATGATCAAGGTTAAGTAATCCTTGAAGTGATTTATATCGCCCTTCTAGGTTTCTTGCCTAGAAGGGTTTTTTATGATAGATTATCTAATATTAGATTACGAAAGAGAAGAAGAGTCTTCTCTTCTTTTAAATAGTATAAAGCAATATAGTAATTTTCCCCATAAGGTAACATTTCTTTCTAATGGTGGTCGCCAAGACTATGCTCTTAAATTTAAAGAGCAGGGACTGATCGATAAATTAATATTAAATGATGTTAATGTTGGATGTGGCGCTGGAACCATACAATTATTTGCTCAATGTCAAAGTAAATATGCTTTTTATATTCAATCAGACCAAGTTTTAGCGGCACAATTAAATCAAGAGCACATTAATACATTTATCGACTTTATAGAAAATAAAGGATTTTGCTATATTGATTTAGCAGGAGATCAAGCTCATGGAAGATATTCAGAAAGAGCGCAATTTATTTCTGTTGAATTTTATAACAAAATACCTAAATCAATTGGGGGTCCGGGACCATGGCACAAAATTAAATGGACCGAGGAATGTATTCAAAATTTTATTATTGATAATAATCTAAAGTATATGAGTTTTTATTTTAATTCAGCAATTCCTATATTTCTTGATAATGGAAAATGGAGTCATAGAAGCAATCCAGATGGAAGCATGTGGAAACATAGGACAGATACTAAAGAACTGTGGATGATAAAGAAACCCACCGAAAGGTTTGATTATCCAAATTTTAATAATGAAGAATGGGAAATCGCCATATCATCAGGTTGGCCAGATTCTCAAATACCAGAAAAAGACAAAGATCATAGCTTTGTTTATTGGAAATAAAAAAAATATTAAAATATTGAAACCATTCGAAGACATTAAATTAGAATATGAAATATTTGGAGTTAAAATTCAACAAAACAATTATGCTCTTCAATTAATAGATTATTTATTAAAAAATCTAAATCCAAAACTCATAATTGAATTTGGAGCAAGAACTGGAGGATTATCTGTATTTTTAAGTTTATATTCAAAATTAAAAAATTGTGAGTTTTTAACATTTGAATATGCAAAAGAAAATACTCCATTATTATATGAAAATATAATAAAAGGTTTTGATGGTAAAATTCATTATGAAGATATTTTTTCAAAAAATGTTATTGATTTATTGAAAGAAAAGATTGCATCCTCAGAAAGATCAATCTTATTTTGTGATGCTCTAAAAATACAAGAGTTTAATTTGTATTCTGATTTTATGAAATCAGGAGATATTATATTAGCGCATGACTACGCTCATGATGAAGAAGATTTTCAGAATATGATGAATGAAAGAATATGGTTTTGCAATGAAATAAAATATAAAGATATAGAAGAAAGTTGCAAAAGAAATAATTTATATTATTTAGATTTCGAATTATTTAGAACTTCAGCGTGGGGTGTTTTCATAAAAAAATGAAACAATAAATTTTGGCTTTAATTTATCTGAATTTGAATTAATTACAAAATATAAGAATAATTTAAAAAAGCTATTATTTTTTTATTGAGTTTTTATGGTTTTTCCATATCATGAAACATATGAAACTTTGGTTGACGGGCCTTACTACAAAAGGCCAAAGAGAACATCTTCAAGATTTAATTGAACCAATTAAACAATATTTTGATGGTTTTGTTTGGGTATTTCATGATGATTGTTTGGATGCGAGAATAACAGATGATACTTACGATCAAGGCTATAATTATTTAACGAGTTTGCCAAAAAGCAAAGTTATTCTTTCTCCTTGGTGTAATCGTTTTGATTTTAGTCGGAATATAGGTTTGTATCATGGACCAATCAGGTATGGCGATTGGTTTGTTGTAATTGATACTATGGAGCGCATGGATATTGCCTTTGCCGCCCGCCTTAAAGAATTGATTCATGCATTTAATCAAAGCAAAATAAACGGAGCTTATATCCGCAATAAACATTTTCTTTTTCAATACAACGAGTCAACTTCTTTTGTTTCTAATCCTCATTGTGGTGTTGCTGGAGTTTCACATGGTATTGAAATTACTAATTTGCCATTTTGGAAAGATGAATATTGGCGCAATGTTCGCTCTGAATATAGAGATCCATTTCATTTCGTAGAGCAAAATCTAAAATATTACCTATTCCCTAGAAGTAATCATTTAATTCTTAAATGCGAAAATGATCAACAATTCATTCAAGATCGATATACGCATCGCGCAACATTTCTAGATGAAATGTTGAAAAATGGCATTGATATTGAAAAGATTGAAGAAGTTCGCCAATATCTTATTAAAGGACAATATTCAGAATGTGTAAAAGAATGTATCAACGCAGAAAAATATCTCAACGATTTTGTTAGATTTCACGTTCTGAAACAAAAAGACTTTATTGAAGATTTTGATTTTAAAAATTTGATTACTATTTCATGAAAATTTCAGTTTACACATCAGCGTTTAATTTATTAAAAAATGGATTTTTACATTGGGAACAATCTTTAAAGTTATCAAGTGAATTTGCTGATGAAGTTGTTGTTGCTGTAAATACAAGCCAAGACGATACAGAAAATCTGATCTTAGAATTAGGATTAAAAAATCTTAAGATTGTTTGTTGCGATATTTCTTATGATGATCCGTTATTAGATGGAAAAATTAAAGATATCGCATTGAAAAAATGCAGCGGTGATATTTTGGTTCAGCTTGATATTGATGAATTTATTCCCAAAAACCAACACACTATTTGGCGTAAGTATGCAGAGATTTTGTTTTCGCAACAAAATTTTGATTGTTATATGATCCCATCTTTAAATATTTACAAAGATTGGCATATGTATAAAGACATTACTCCAAAATGGTATATGCATAAAAAGGGCTTTCATCGTGGACCAGTTGAATTTGCAAGAAATCCTGATGGCACGGTCGATACAAATCGTAGCGATACTTGTGAACTAATTGATGATTATGGCCGTCTTGTTAAGTATGTAATTTTGCCACATGAATTGCAAGATTTAAAATATGGAAGTATCTTTGTTGTTCATTTTGGATATTTAAACTTAGAATCTAGATTGAAGCGCAATCATGAATTTTGGCATCGTCAATGGTTCCTTGAATCGGGAGGAAAAACCCCTCCTCATAAGATTCATATGAATCAAGAAGATTTTAATGAACCTCATTTTATTCACGATATAGCTTTCTTATGAAATTTGGACCAAAAAGAGGCTCCGCTGGCTTGGGAGATGTTTTATTATTTACATCAATTTGTAAATATTTTCCTATGAAATTTACTGTTCAACTTTATCCAGAAATTTCTAGATTTGCAATTCTATTTGATCATATAGCAGAGGTTGAAATCACGGATTTTGTGAATGTATTGCCAGATATCAATAACCCAAGTTCTCATTGTTCAATAGAAAAATTAAGAAACTTTTTTGGAAAAGATGCAGATAAATTCAACCACCTTCCTTTAGTTTTGCATTTCAATGAAAATTCACAAAAAAAAGCGTTATCTATTTTAGAAGGAATTAAAAATCCAATTGTTTTTAATCCCTTTTGTTCTAAGCGTTGGTCGCATATTCGCAACATGCCTCAAGAACATATTGAAACCACAATCAAACAATTTCAAACACAAGGAGTTACTCCTATTGGTTGTTATCATTCAGATAATTATAAAAAAATTTCTGGGATTGATAATCAGTTAATAGATCTTGATTTGTCAGTTTACATTCATTTGTTGAGAATCGCGGGTCAATATGTCGGATCGAATACTGGAGATATGCATTTAGCAGCAGCAGTTGGCTGCAAGGTTTATTGTTTTAATCCTCCATCTCAACCTGAATTTGATCATAAAAATTGGCTTTATAATCATCCGAGTATTACAAATTTTATATGGTAAAAAATTATTCACAAATTGGTCAAGATTTATTTGTTCTTGAATTATTAGGCGAAAATCGAACGTTTTTAGATTTTGGTTGTGGCAACGGTCGTGATAAACCATGCGGGAATAACACTTTTTTGTTAGAACAAAAAGGCTGGAATGGTTTTTCATTTGATATTAGCGATTCTATGATTTTAGAATTTCAATATGAGCGAAATACATTTTCATGCGCAACTGATTTGACTATTGATTTAAGAAAAAAAATGATTGCAATGGTCAATCAACCATTGATTGATTATTTATCTTTTGATGTAGATGAGGCTACTGATTCTGTTTTAGATAATTTCCCATTTGATTTGTTTGAATTTAAATTCATAACCTTTGAACACAATCAATATCACCAAGGATATCAAGGCTTAAAGGATCGATCTATTGCATTATTTCAAGAAAAGGGTTATAAACTTTTAGTTGAAAATGTTATGTTTTCAGGGTGGAGCGTAGAAGATTGGTATATCAATCCAAAATACATTGATATTCCAAAACTTGGCTCTAATATTTCTTCAGAAGAAGCTTTAAACAAATTAAAAGAATATAAAAATGAAACTTAATTTAGGTTGCGCCAAAGACGTTAAAGAAGGATGGGTCAATATCGACATGCATTATGACCATCCTCTTGTAATTAAAGCAGACATTCTTGGTCTAGAATATGATCATGATTCTATAGAAAAAATTCATGCTCAAGACATAATTGAGCATTTGCCATATCAAACAGCATTATTGCAACTCTCAAAATGGTATAATTGGTTGTGTAAAGACGGAGAGCTTTTCATCCAAACAACAAACTTTGATAAAATTATTGAAGCGTATAGAATTGGTGTTTGGGATGTAGCTACATTAAATTACATGTTGTTTGCTGGAATTAACTATACTGACGTTGGTAGCCAAGAATGCGATTTTCACAAAAGCGTTTATTCAAAAGATCAAATTTGCTCTCATCTTCAAAAACTTGGTTTTACCATTATTTCCGTGAATGAGGATGTAATCGACCAATCTCTTTTATTTAATCCAAAATGCCACAATTTAAACATACAAATATTAGTAAAAAAATGATGTATATAATGACAGACGAAGGGTTCGCCTTTGATTACTTGGCAATCCTTGAAGTTAAGAAAAACAATAATCCAGCTCAATCTCATATCTGGATGAACTGCGTAGCTTACATGTCGAGCCAATTCCCTAAAGAATTTTGGGACTCTTTAATATCTTCTAAAGAATATTCTGATATGGTTGAAATAAATCAAAAAGTCTTCAATGCTGTTGAACAGGCTCGTTATGGTGAAATAACAGCCAAAGAAGTTGATAATTGTAATATGGAAAGATATAATGCTAAACAAAAATTTAGAAATAAATTTTTTCCAGAGAGCGACACAATCGAATTCAAAACATGAAAAAAGTAATCATAACAGGCGTTACTGGTCAAGATGGAAGCTTCATGGCCGACTATCTTTTAAAAAATACGGAACATACTATTATTGCTGGTGTTCGAAGACTTAGTGTTAAAAACCATTTGAATATACAACATCTCATTGGGAATCCTCGCTTTAAGCTGATTGATTTAGATGTTGCAGATCAAGCAAATGTTGATCAAGTAATAGCCGAAGAAAAACCAGATTACTTTATTAATCTAGCCGCGAATTCTTTTGTTGGCGTAAGCTGGAAGCAGCCCGTTAATCACATGATGACTAACGCAATGGCAGTCATGTATCAACTTGAAGCGATTCGTAAATACTGCCCAAAATGCAGATACTACAACGCAGGCTCCTCAGAGGAGTTTGGAGACGTTGTAACAGTTCCTCAAGACGAAGCTCATCCACTTCGCCCAAGAAGTCCATATGGAGTCTCTAAAGCTTCTGCAAGGCATATGGTTAAAGTTTGGCGGGAATCTTATGATCTTTATGCAGTTCAAGGTTGGTTATTCAATCACGAAGGAACTCGTCGTGGCGAAGAATTTGTGACTCGCAAAATCACTAAAAATATAGCTAGGATTAAAAGCTCAATCGTAAATAAATTACCGTTTGAGCCTCTTAGGCTTGGAAATTTAGATTCAAAAAGAGACTGGAGTGATGCAGAAGATTTTGTCGAAGGAATTTGGATGATGCTTAATCAAGAAAATCCCCAAGATTACGTTCTTTCCTCAAATGAAACGCACTCAATCAGAGAGTTTGTTGAAGAAGCTTTTGATTTTGCTGGATTTGAAAAAGATAAGTGCAACTGGGTTGGAGAAGGAATTAATGAAAAATATATTTATAAAGATATGGTTTTTGTGGAAATTAATTCAGAATTTTACCGCCCAGCAGAAGTAGATTTGCTGCTTGGCGATTCAACCAAGGCTCGCAACGAATTAGGCTGGATTCCAAAAACCTCGTTCAAAGATTTGGTCAAAAAAATGGTTGCAAGTGATTTATCTGAAAACGACTGTAATAAAGTTTTTTAAAGCTTGACAAATGCTATTATTCATAATAGGGTATAGATTATGCCGAAAGGTAAAAAGCAATGCCCTACCTGCAACGCCCTCCTATCAGTGAGGGCGTTGCTTTGCACTTGTGGTTTCACTTTTGAAAAAAGTAAATCAAAAAAGAAAGCGCCAAAACCATTCTTTTCCGAAAGAAAAGATTTTATCAAGAGGATGTTAGATGGTGGCAAATCTAAGGACATAGCCTTGGATATGATCACAGCAACAAAAGTATTCGAAGCATTCGACAATAACATCGACTTCCTTGCAAAAGTCAAACCGCCATTTAAACTAGACGGAAGTATAAGATATTTTCTAACAGCGGATGGTAAAGAATTTCTTCGCAAAAAGAAGCTAGAGTTTGATTACAAGCCCAAAAACGCTGAAAAAATAGTTGATCATTTTCAGAAAACTGGTGAAGATATAATGACCAACAAACACCGAACCTTAAGAGATTTTTTAAACGATGAGTAAGATTAGCACAACAGAATTCACGACACAATTCTTTAAATCAAACAAAGATTATCATTATAATCTTGAAGACACAGCCGAAGAATATGTGGTATCAAGCGGATCAATGATTCTTGATTCCTTTCTTAATGGAGGATTCTCCGCTGGAGTTCATCGCTTTGTAGGAGCAAACGAAGGAGGCAAGACAAACGAAGCTCTTCATGTCATGTTTAACATGATCAATTCTGTAAATAATTCAAAAGGATTATTTGTCAAAGCAGAAGGTCGCCTTTCAAAAGATGTCCAAGAAAGATCTGGACTAAAATTTGTTTTTAACCCAGAAGAATGGGTTGCAGGCACTTGTCTTGTTTTTGAGTGCAACGTGTTTGATATAGTGTTTGATTTATTGCGAGGTTTGCTTCGTAATAATCCAGACAAGGAAAAATTTTGCATTGTCATCGACAGTATGGATGGCTTGCTTCCTAAAGCCGAATTAGATAAGACAACTAGCGATGCGGCAAAAGTCGCTGCTGGCGCTTTGATGACTTCGGATTTCTTAAAGCGAGTTAGTATTGGTATGGCAAAGTTTGGACATATGTGCATCTTAATCTCACAGGTTCGGTCAAGGATTGATGTGAACCCTTACGCTAAGGGTGATCCAAATAACCAAACTAATTCTAGCGGTGGCAATGCAGCTCTTCACTATCCTGATTGGATTCTTGAATTTCAGAAGCAAAATAAATCTGATAAAATTCTAGAAAAACCAAATCAACAAATCACGCCAGATAACAAAATCTACGGCCACTTAGCCAAGGTTTTGATCTGCAAATCAACAAATGAAACAACTGGTCAAACCGTAAAGTATCCAATTAAGCATGGTCGCACTGGCGGCAAATCAATTTGGATTGAGCGTGAGATTGTTGAGATGTTAATGATGTGGGGATTCATAGAAAAATCAGGAGCTTGGTTTACTGTGGACGATGAAGTGGTATCCTATCTCAAGGAGCGTAATCTTGAAATCAAGCCAAAGTTTCAAGGCATGTCTTCTATTTATGAACATCTTGAACAAGATGAATCCACCACTCTGGTTTTAAAGGAATTTGTAAAAGAAAAAATTCTACAATGATATTCTTAACCACAACTGGTCGTCAGCATAAAATTAAGAATTCATCAAAATACCTAATCAAGTGGAAGAATACTTGCAAAAGTAAAATTCAAAAGAAAATCAAAGATCTTCTTTATCCCCATTGGGGAGCTGATGTTGTGTTTGAAGAGCTTCCTGTTGCTGGAACAAGGATGACTCTTGATTTTTATAATGCTAATCGTAAAATAGCTGTCGAGGTAGACGGCAATCAGCATTATAAATTTAATAAATTTTTTCACTCTAATTCTAGGCAAAACTTTTTAGCGCAATTACAGCGCGATGATAAAAAAGAGTATTTCTGCGAAATTAATCAGATTAAGCTTGTAAGAATCCTAGAATCTGATACTCTTAACGAAGAGTTGCTAAGACAACTTGAAATAATATGAGCTTTACAAATCAAGAAGTTTCAATACCTCAATCTTTATTGACTAAAATTTATGATTGCACTGGTTCGCCAAATGGCGGTAACAAAGGCTTTCTGATGTTTTATATTAATGAACACGGCAATCCAAGCGTAATTTCAAATACACAAAACACATGTGTAGATATGGCGCTTTCAAAACTGATCGATATTTTTATTAGCAAAGAAATTGAACAATGATTTTTTCATATGACTTAGAAAAGAAGGTTCTGAGCGGTCTTCTACAACATCCTTACAAGTGGGAAGAAATTTCAATCTTCCTAAACGAAAAAGACTTTTATAATGAGGATTCTAAGGTAAACATTTCAATCTTTAAGTTAATTCGCAATGCATTAGATAATGCAGAAACTATCGATGAAACAATTCTGATTCAGAGAATCAATCAACTAAAGATTAGTTTTCCAGACAGCATTGATATTTCAGAATACATTTATTCTCTTGCTTTCTACAAGATTTCCGAAGAAGTTTTTATTGCTTCCGTAAAAGAGCTAAAGAAATTTACTGCTCGTCGTGAGATTTATAATTCTTGCAAAGATGTAGCTTCTTTTGTCAAGAAGGCTGATCCAAGCTTAAAGTATTCTGATATCGTAGAGCAAGCGGATCAGATGTATAATAAAAATATCAAAGATTTCGAGATGACCGAATCTGGTCCTGTTAATCTTTTTGATATGATGGAAGATGTTGTCGAAGAGCGCGGCAATAATCCAATTACAGAATTTGGAATGCTTGGTCCGCATAAGCGATTGAATGATATGTATGGATCTCTTTTGCTTGCTGGCAACATTTCAGTTATTGTCGCCCGTTCTGGCGTTGGCAAGACTCAGTTCTGCATGGACTATACCATTCGCACTTCTGCAAAATATAATGTTCCAGTTCTTCATTTTGATAATGGAGAAATGAGCGAAGAAGAGCTTATCTTTCGCCAATGCTCGGCTATGACAGGTATTCCAGTATGGCTTCTACAAACAGGCAAATGGCGCACTTCAAGCTACAAAAACTGGTCTCCTGAAGAAGTTGTTCAAAAGGTTCGCTCTGCTTGGGCGAAGATTAAAAACATGAAGTTTTATTATGAGAATGTCGCAGGCATGTCTGCCGATGAAATGTGTTCTCTGCTTAAGAGATTTTATTACTCGAAAATTGGTCGTGGAAATCCATTGATTTTCAGCTTCGACTACATTAAGAGCGACTTCGGCAATATGGGTAAGGGAGATGGATGGCAACAAGTCGCATATATGGTTCACAAGTTTAAGCAAACAATTCATCGCGATCTTTGCTTTGATGGTAAGCCATGTGTATCAATGTTAACTTCCGTCCAATCTAATCGTCTTGGTATTACAAATAACCGTCAAGCAAATGCAATTGTAGATGACGAAAGCGTAGTTTCCCTCTCTGATGGTATTACTCAATTCTGCTCTCATCTATTTCTACTTCGCCGCAAGGTTGCTGAAGAAATTCATGAAGAAGGAGAACGCTTCGGAACTCATAAACTAGTAAATCTAAAAGCTCGTCATCTTGGCAAAGATGCCCTGCGTCATATCAATCCAGTTAATATGCCTGATGGAACAAACAAGTCAAATTTTATTAATTTGCACATTGAAAACTTCAAGATTACAGAGAAAGGTGATTTGCAAGATATTGTTGATTCGATGAACAATTCTGATGTTAATGTCGAGTCAGATGACGAAGCAGACGATATTCCAATGATTCTAACACAATGATTAATTACAAAGAGATTCTCGAAAATCTTGGGTATCGCTTAAAAGATCATGGATCTTATTGGCGCACCAATGCTGCATATCGTGCAGGCGATAATTCTACCGCGCTCCAGATCTACAAAGACACTGGGGTCTGGAAAGATTTCGTAGAAGATTCTATGTTTCTGCCTTTCGAAGCTCTTCTGCAAAAGACTTTAAATACAAACGACAAGGGAATTATCTCTTCTTATATCAAGGTAGATGGTGTAAATATTAATCATAGAACACCCAAGAAAAACCTTTTGAGCGAAGAAAAAACATATCCGACTTCTGCGTTGAGTCGCTTGTTGCCGCATTATGATTTTTATTTTGATCGCGGAATCTCTGAAGAGACACTCAAGAAATTTAATTGCGGTCTTGCCATGTCTGGCAAAATGTATCAAAGACTTATCTTTCCAATTTTTCGCAAAGACGGCAAGATTCATGGCTTTTCTGGTCGCAAGGTAACAGATGATGAAAGACCGAAGTGGTTGCATATGGGCAAATGTTCTGATTGGTTTTATCCGTTCTATTCTGTTTCAGATGTTCAAGACGCTATCATCTCTTCTCGTTCTGTTCATATTGTAGAATCAGTTGGTGATTGCATTTCTCTTTATAACGCAGGAGTAAAAAATGTTCTTGTATCTTTTGGTTTAAATATTTCTCCAAAGTTTATTTCAAGACTTCATTCTCTGCCGATTGAAAAGATTTTTGTTTCTTTTAACAATGACTCCAACTCTGATTCAAACAGAGGATTTCAAGGCGCTATTAAATCAGTGTTTAAATTAGCTGATGTAATTGATTTTCAAAATATTTATTTTGCGCCTCCAGTTAAAAATGATTTCGGAGAAATGTCCAAAGAAGATATTGATAATCATATTAATGTGTGTTACAATATGTCTCACAAAGATTCGATTAATCGTGTATTAGATATTGCGCGTGAAATGGAAAACAAAGGGGTAAACAAAGCTTTTACCTCTTCTTTGAAGAGGTTAGAAAAAAGATTTGATTTTTGTTATGCATGAGATTGAGAACAAGCCTTTGTCGGCGTCAAGGATAAAAACACTCCAAACTTGCACTTGGCAATATTGGTGCAAGTATCATTTGAAACTTCCAGATCGCTCAAACGAAGGATCTCTCAGGGGAACCATTTGCCACGCTATTTTTGAAAACCTTGGAAACCCAAGGCATAAGCACCATTATGATAAAATCATAAAGGCCCAAGACATTTTCGTCTCTGCGCCAATTAAGCGTATGGTTGACGCTTATGTAAAAAAATATAATATTTCAGATTTTGAAAATGTTGACACAATTAATCGTATGACAATCGAAGGATTAAATTACGATTTCTTTGGAAACAAGAATGGCAAGCCAACTGAAGCCATCAGCGAAAAAGACTTTGATATCGAAGTCAAGCAGGGTAGTAAAAATTATAGAATCTTAGGATTCATTGACAAGCTCTTCTTGTTTAAGAAGAAGAAGATTGCCATCATCCGTGACTTCAAAACATCAAAAAGCATTTTCGAAGGTAAGGAGTATACAGACAATATGCAAGACTTTATGTATTGTCTTGCTGTCAAGTATCTTTACCCAGAATATTTGCAGCGCAAAATGGAGTTTCTTTTCTTAAAGTTTGACTGCAAAAACGAAGGTCTTCTTGAAATGGCTCCACTTGAAGACATTGACCTTGAGGGCTTTGAGTATTTCTTGACAGAGATTCAAACCATCATCAACAACTTTAATGAGCGCTCTGCAACCAGCGATCTTGCTTGGAATAAAGGCTTTCCAAAAAAAGAAGATGGATTTTCTGGTCGTGTAGTTTGTGGTCGAGCAGAATATGTTGGGCAATTAAAAAAAGATGGTAGCTTAATGTGGCATTGTCCATTTAAACTTGCTTTTAAATACTACGTCTTATTAAATGAAAAAATGGAGTTTCTGAAGTCCTCTTACGAGAAGGAGGAGCTTGACAAACTTAGAAAAGATGGAAAGGGTTTTGTGGTTGAAGAAAGACAATACTCTGGATGTCCAGCGTTTTCGTTTGACAAGACCCCAGATCTATTGTAAGATCTGTTCGTGATCCCACTTTTCAAGAGTCAATATAGCGTTGGCAAATCAATTCTCACGCTTGAGAATATTGTTGATATTGCTGAAATTAATTCTCTGCAAGAAATTGTTCTTGTAGAGGATTCTTTTTATGGATTCAGGGCTTTCAATCAAGCCTTCCAACAAAAGAATATTAAATTTGTATTCGGTCTTAGGATATCTGTTTTATCCAATGACTCAGATCAGCAAGAGAAGCCAAGCAAATTAATCTTATTTGCTAAGAATAACGATGGACTTCAAAAGATTAAGGACATTTATACAGACGCCTATACAAATAAATTAGAGTCTGTAATTATGAGCAACTATTCTCAAAAAGATTTTAAGGATATTAAAATTGCAGTTCCATTTTACGATTCTTATATTTATAATAATCTATTTCATTTCGGAATGTCTAATATCGATCTAAGCAAACTAGATCACGTATACTTTGTAGAAGACAATAATCATCCATTTGATTTTCAAATCAGAGCCGCAATTGAGCAACTCAATCAACCCACCATTGAAGCTAAAAGCATCTTCTACAAGAACAAGGAAGACTTTCACGCTTTTCAAATGTATAAAGCAGTTTGCAACCGCTCTCAGGGCAAGTCACCAACATTCTCCAACCCTAACCTAAAACACTTCTGCTCAGATGAATTCTGTTGGGAGTCATACAAAGATGCTACCGTATAATCAAAAATATAAACCATTTGTTTCAAAATGCGTGTAATATAATGAATGAATCAAGAAGAATATATTCGTAAAAATTATAAAAAAGAATCAAGCAAGCTTATAGCTCAAAAATTAAATATAACATGTCAAAAAGTACAATCTATTGCTAGAAAAATTGGAGTTGCAGAATTTTCAAATAAAATTAAAATTATTATTAATGATATTTTAATTGATTACTATAATAACAAACAAACTATAAAACAAATTTGTTATAAGTTTAAAATAGGCAAAAGCACAGTCTTAGAGATTTTAAGAAAACATGGCTGCGGTGGCAGAAAGCCTCATGAAACAGGAATAATTTATAATTGCGATATTAATTTTTTTGAATCTATAGATACCCCAGAAAAGGCTTATTGGTTTGGATTTATTGCAGCAGATGGAAATATTTGCAATGGGAAATTACAAATTAGGCTACATGAAAAAGATAAAGATCATATTAAAAAATTTTGCGATAGAATAGAATATAATGGCCCAATTTTTCAAGAAAAATTAAAATCTACAGTTGGAGTTATAATTTCTCGTAAAAAAATAATTAACGATTTAAAAAAATATGGATTAACAGAAAATAAAACTCTTAATATTGATCAACATATTTTTGATAAAATTCCAAAAAAATTTTTATGGCCCGCAATACATGGTTATATAGATGGAGACGGTGGATTTAGTAAAAATAAAAAAAATAAATTTCCAAATTTTCATTTGGTAGGCAATCAGAGTTTTTTAAAGTTCATTGTTGATAAATTTTCAGAACATGGTATTTTTATTAAGGAGCCAAAAAAAGATAAGCGAACAAAACAAACTTACTATATTTCTATCTATTTATCTCAAGATAAGGTAGATAAATTTATAAATTTATTTTATAGAACAGGATCAAAAGATTTCTTAAAAAGAAAAAAACAAAATTTATATGTTAAAGTATGACCAAAAATATTTGTGCTGGGATTGTGAAACAGAGGGTCTTAACTTGCACTCCTCTCGTCCATGGCAGCTTGCATGGATTGTTTGCGAAGGTAATAGAATCATCGAAAAGCACGATAGATATATTGATTTTAAAAATCTAGACGTTCCAGAAGTCGTGCAAAAGCTAACTGGATTTAATTGGTCAGAATATCTGGCTAAAAAAGAAAATCCCAAAAATGTTTGGAGTGACTTTAAAAAATATTTATTTGATCCACAATATAAGATTGTTGGCCAAAATCTTCTTGGCTTTGATGTTTACATGATTGCTGAACTCCAGCGCATTCTTGGGGAAAAACCAGACTATTCTTACTTGACCAGAGTTTACGATACTGTAGCCTTGGGCAGAGCTTATAGAGAGGAACTTCAAAAGCCAAAAGGCGATTTCTTGAGCTGGCAATATAAGGTTATTCACGACAGAAGCCTAAAAGCAAAAGCATCTCAGAATCAGTTGCTTAAATATTTCGGCATTGACTTCGACGAAAGCAAGCTGCATAATGCGATGTATGATATTGAAATGTGCTTCAAGGTTTTCTTGGAGCTAAAGAAGAATATGGGACTATGATTTTTAAAGAATTTACAAGCTATAACGATTGCGAGCCAGCGGGTGTTGAACTTCCTAAAACGGAAGTTAGCGAAAAGATCCTCATGAGCCTTGGACTCAGCTCTAAGGCTTCAAACAAGGAAATTATGTTTGAGCTTGCCCGCAAGGGTCTTCGCGATAAGGGTATCGTAAAGTATCCAAATAAAAATATTTATTTCGAGAGAACAAAGCAAGAGCTTGAAACATTTGAAGAGCTTGGCTTTACAGATTATATTCTTTTAAATTGGGACATTCTAAATTTCTGCCACGAAAACGGAATCCCAACTGGTGCGGGTCGCGGTTCTGCGGCTGGTTCTCTGGTTCTTTATCTTTTGGGTGTCACAAACATTGATCCAATTCCTCACGACTTGTTCTTCGAACGGTTCGTTTCAAAGAGTCGCGCCCAAAAGGTTTATGATGTGAGAAACAAAGAGTTTCTTGTTGGAAGTCTTCTTCCCGATGTTGACTCTGATATTAGTTATGAAAAGCGTCATAAGGTTATTGAGTATATTGAACAAAAGCACCTTGGTAAAACGGCTAAAATTTTAACCTTCAACACCTTTAGCTCAAAGCTTTGTATTCGCGAAGCTACCAAGTATTTTGATGAGGTTAAGGAAGATGAAGCAAGCAGAATTAGCGATATGATTCCTAAGCTTCACGGCAAGGTATTCTCTCTTAAAAGAGCTAGAGAAGAAAACGAAAAGTTTGAACAATGGGCGAAGACTCATGAGTTTACTTTTAAAAACGCTTGCAAGATTGAAAATCTAACAAAGAACACTGGCGTTCACCCATCTGGAATTGCAATCTGCTCTCAGAAGATCAGCAATGTAGTTCCGCTTCAGAAAACAAAAGATGGCGATCTTGTTACAGGCTATGACATGAACGATGTAGCTGATTTGATGGTTAAGTTCGATATCCTTGGACTTCGAACATTAACTATTGCTCATAAGACTTGCGAGAAGATTGGCATTAGCATTGATGACATTGATCCAAATGATCCATTTATTTATGAAGCGCTGCAAGACTTCAATCATCCAATGGGTCTATTCCAAATTTCTGCTGAAACCAACTTTAGAGTTTGCCAAGAAGTTAAGCCCAAAAGCCTTGATGAACTATCTGACGTTGTTGCACTTGCCCGTCCCGGTGCGTTACAGTTTGTTGGAGATTACATTACACAAAAGAGTTCTCCTTCAGAGCTTAATCTTCACCCAGAGCTAGATAAGATTCTATCTTGGTCAAAGAATGTCATTCTTTATCAAGAGCAGTTGATGCAGATTGCCAACAAGGTATTTGGTCTAACTCTTGAAGAAGCGGAGATTCTTAGGCGCATTGTCGGCAAGAAGAAGGTTGATGAAATGCCAGCATGGAAGCAAGGCATTTATGAAGCAGGAGAGAAGCTTGACCTTGATTCAAGGATCAGTGATTTCTATTGGGGCGCACTGCAAGCATCTGCTGATTATTCGTTCAATAAATCTCACAGCTTCGCTTATGCGAACTTGGCTGCAAAAACAATTTATTTGAAATACAAATATCCAAGAGAATTCTTCTTGTCTGTTCTTGAGTCTTCTGAGTTTGAACCAGAACCTCTGGCTACTATTGCAAGTGTAAACGAAGAGCTTGGAGATTTTGGCATTAAACTTTTGCCACCTAGTTTGTTCAAATCCTCAATCAATTTCAAGATTGAGGACGGAAATATTCGTTATGGCTTAAACAGTATTAAGGGTATTTCTATGAAGTCTTTAGAGAGCTTGGTAGATTTCAGAGGCATGGAGTTTAACAACAAGTATGAGGTTTTTACTGCCGCGAAGGAATGCGGCATCAACATCTCAGTGCTTGCTGCGTTAATCCAAGCGGGAACGATGGACAACGATACTGATAATCGTAGCAGGCTCGTTTTAGAAGCCCAAGCATTTAATCTGCTCACAGATCGCGAGAAGCGGAACTTTGTTAAGATCGGAGAAAGATTTGGCTTTGATATTCTAAATTCAATCGCCACTGTAGTAGAAAAGAAAGTTCTTGGTGACGACAATAAATCACTGATGTCTGATAAGAGGTTTTCTACCTTTAAAACGAAATTCTCAAAATACAAAGAAATCTATAACGAGAATAAAAAGCATCAGAAGTTTTCTGATTGGTGGTATGAAAATACCCTTCTTGGTTACAGTTACTCGTTCAATTTAAAAGATTGCTTTGTTGAAAATGTTGGCGATCAAGTTCAATCGCTCAAAGAAGTATCAGAACTTCCTTTGCAAAGTAATTTTAAAACAGTCTGCCAAGTAAAAGATTTCTTTACTAGAACCTCCCAGAATGGAAATAAATATATGATTATCGAAGCTTCTGATAATACTGCATCTTGCAAATTTATTCTTATGGATAATGCACGCGAAGAAAAGCTAACAAACTTCTTAAATAAAAATAAATTAAAGAAAGAGGATATTTTGATCTTGAATGCCACCAAAAATGATGGTACAAACTTCATCAACTCAGCACGAGTTGTTGAGACCAAGATTTTAATGAAGCTGAAAGATCTTAAAAACAATGACTGAACTGCCATTTACGCCAGAAATCCAAGGAGTAATAGAGAACGCAAAATCTCTTACAAAGACTTTAAATAGAAGTAGCGTTGATATCGACATTCTATTCGAATGCTTTATTAACGAACTTAGCTTGTCGTGCAAAAGTGTTCTTACGAAGAACAAATTAATTGAAACATTACATCTTAAATCTTATCAAAACATTAAAAATAAAAGACCGCATAAAACGGTTTCTGTAAATTTTGACAAGAAGGCTACAGAGTTTATTTATAATTGCGAAAAAACTGCTGGCGAACTATTTAATTTAGACTATATTCCACCAGAAGTCGTTCTGATTAATTTTTTGGCTCCTTCTACTAGGCCAAAAGCAATTGCAGATATTCTAACAGACGATTTGTTTGAAAGGATTGTAAGTGATGTAACGCTTTTGGTAAACGATGAAGATTTCAATGATTCAAGAATTCAGAGTGACGATCAGGGAGAAGATTCAGAAAATGAATACAATTTCCTTGACATGTTTGAAGGCAATCCAATTTTGTCGAGGTTTGCAGAAAATCTAAATATTAAAGCTGCAAACAACAAATTTGATAAGATTGTAGATTTTGACGACAAAATTGCAGAAATTGCAACTATCTTGTGCAGAAAGAAAAAGCCTAACGCAATTCTAGTTGGCCCAGCGGGAACTGGAAAAACTTCTCTAGTAGAAGGTCTTGCTTCTAAAATTGTAAATGGAGAAGCGCCAGAGCTGATTGCAAACAAAGTAATCTATTCTTTAAGTTTGTCTAGCATGGTTGCTGGAACTCAATATCGTGGACAATTTGAAGAGCGTTTGGAAAAATTCGTTAATGAGGTTAAAAAATATGACAACATCATCTTGTTTATCGATGAGATTCATACCCTTGTTGGCGCAGGAGGAACCACAGAAAACTCTCTTGAAGCTTCAAATATTCTAAAGCCAGAGCTTGCTCGTGGCACGATTAGCTGTATTGGTGCCACAACGATTAATGAGTATACTAATACAATCAAAAAGGATAGCGCCTTAGATCGTCGCTTTGAAAGAGTCACAATTAAGGAGCCTTCTAAATTTCAAATGAGACAAATTCTTCCTTCTATTACAGAATACTATGAAGAGTTCCATGGAGTAGAATATACAAGTGAGTTTATCAATAACGTAATTGATTATTGCGAAAAATATGCTCCAAATAAATTTTATCCTGACAAAGCCATTGACGTAATTGATCATTGTGGCGCACAAGCAAAAGTAAATTATTGGGAAATAGATTCTGAAATCAAAGATTTGCAAAACAATATTTTAGAAAATATTAAACAAGGCAAGCCTTATAGCAAGCTCATGGATCTCATGAACGATAAGATTGAGGAGTGGAGCGAAAAAATGATGAAGGAGTCTCCTTGTGTCACTGTAAAACATTTAAAAGAATTTTTCTCAAAAAAGGAAAATCCACTATGCAAGAGCGCGGTTTTAGATTCAATGGTTTCTAATCTGTCTAAGACTTTCGTAGGACACAGAAAGGTTTTAAAAAACCTTCAAAAAGAAATTATTATTTCTAACTTCAAGCTCAGAAAGAAGCAAATCTCTGCGCCAAATATTTACTGCCTTAGTGGTGGACAATCCACAGGTAAAACCTTTTTCTGCTCTCTTATGAAAGATGTCTTGGAGAAAGATGGAGCAAACGTATTATCTTATAACGGAGTGCATTTCTCTGACGATTTTGCACCTTATAAGATTGTTTCAGAAAGAAATAACAACACTTCTATCTGCGAAAAAATAATAATTCATACAAATAGCGTAATTATTATTGACGACTTCCATAAAGTTCATCCTTCTGCAAAAACACTCTTTGCTCAGATCTTCAAAGAGGGAAGGCTTCAAATGAATAATGGCGACATTGCAGACTTTTCTAATTGTAAAATATTTATTACAAGCTCTGTAGTCGAAACAAAATCAATGGGATTCAATTCGGATTCCGAAAACCCTGTTTCAGCAGTATTTTCAGAATTAAAACAATACTTTGATTGCGATATTTTTCTCCACAAATTAAATCAACGCGATATTCGTCGTGTGCTTTGGCATAAGCTAAAAGAAATTAAAAACGCATTAATTATTAATGAAGTAAAATTCTCGTTTAATTTTAATTTTATTAAGAGATTCTGCTCAAACATCTCGACACTAGAAAACCTTGACAGTCAGATCGAATTAAAAATCAATAAATTCATTACTGAAAAATTACTGGCAAACGAAATTGAAATTAACCTCGAAAATTTGCAAGAAACTGTTTGACAAAAACTCTAATCCAAGTAGACTAAGAATATATGAAGAAACTAACAAAGCAACAAGTAGCAGCACTTAACGCAATCCGTCAATCAAAGGGTCGATTCTTTGGACTCTATACTACTCAGGGTGATGTAATGAACGCTCGTTTCGTTAATGAAACTGACGAATACATCAACGTGTATGATCGTAATCGCCACACTGATCGTAAGCTTGCAAAGTCAAGCATTCAATCTGTAACACTAGGTTAATCAAAAGCGGGGGCAAAAGCCCCCGCACAATTATTATGAGCGGAAGCAAAGCGAAAGAACTAAGGCGTATTTGCAATATTGATCTGCGAAATTGCGATCCAATTCAAAAGCGGATTTATCGTAGATTGAAAAAGCGTTACAACAAACTACCTGAAAACAAAAGATCAGATATTAAATATGGAAACTAACGAACAACAAAATGATTGGTCAAAGCGCGAACTCGGCGCTCTTTGGAGAGTTGACGGCAAGAATCAGTCCTTCTATTCTGGAGAGATTAAGATTGAAGGAAAGTCGTTTAAGATTGTGTGTTTCACTAACAAGAATAAGCAGTCTAATTCAAATCAGCCAGACCTAAGAATTTACGAAAGCAAAAATGACTGAAGATCAAGAAAAAGAACTAAAGAAAGAGCTTGTAAACAGAATGGCTTCTAATCTAACATTTGCAGAATTAATTGATATTGTAAGTGCATTAGCAACTAATGAAGTAAACAGCCAATTCTCTTCGATGTCTGACGAAGAAAAAAATAAGACATATAGCGAAGTTTTTGAAAAAGAAGTGTAAGAAATTTAAATGGAATACGATTTTTCTAAAGAAGCAAAAAGCTTTCTTGAGTCTTTGTCAGCCAAGAAGCGCTCTGGCCCAAAAAGTGCGGCTCAAACTCCAGCAAAAAAAGACGAGCAACGAAGCGGGTCTGAAAAAAATGAAACTGGAAGCGCTGGTAAAGATGGTAAGAATATCACCTTCTCAGATAAAGTTACCTCTGCTTTAGAAAATAAAGTCAAAGAGCATAACGAAAAGTATTCTAATAAAGTTACTCTTACACAACTCAAAAAAGTCTATCGCCGTGGTGCTGGCGCATTTAGCTCTAGCCATCGTCCCAACAAGAGTCGTGGACAGTGGGCAATGGCTAGAGTCAATATGTTCCTGAAGATGATGGCAGGAGGCAAGGTTAAAGACGCTTATCGTCGCGCCGATCAAGACATTGCCAAGGGTTCAGAAGAATATTATGTCGAAGAAGACGGCAAGGCTTTTATCGATTTTGACGAATTAGATTTCGCCTTTGCTCGCCTTGATTTTGTCAAGATCGACGCTTCAATGGATTCATCCGAAGATGCTGAGGATATTGATTACTCTGAAGCAGAAAAGAAGACTCTAAACAAGCCATTCCGTCTTCCTTCTGGAAGCAAAAAGAAGTTTGGAGTTTATGTAAAAAACCCAAAAACAGGTAATGTAATTATGGTTAAGTTTGGTGATCCAAATATGGAAATCAAGCGAGATGATCCTGATCGTCGCCGCAATTTCAGAGCCAGACATAATTGCGATACAGCAAAAGATAAAACAAGTCCTCGTTATTGGAGCTGTAAATTTTGGGCTAAAAAGCCTGTTAGTAAACTCACATCTTCAGAAGCTCTTGAATGGGATGAAGAAGAAATCCTTAGCGAGTGGAGTTGGGATGATGAAACATTTGTTGAGCAAGAAGAATTATTAGAAGCAAACTCTGATTTAATTTCTGTCGAAGAAATTATTGAAGATGAGGGTGAGCTTTGATATAATCAATCATGGAAAGAGTTCTGGTAACTGGAAGCGAAGGCTTTATTGGCAAAAATCTTTGCAAATACTTAAGAAAAAGAGGTATTTGGGTTGAAGAATTTGATATTAAAAATTCCCAAAAAACTCTTCCAGCTTTGAATGGAATCGATGCAGTCATTCATCTTGGTGCAAATTCGAGCACCACGGAAACAGACTTGCAAAAGATTTTAAAAGAAAACTTTAATTTTTCTGTTACTCTTTATGAACTCTGTGCTGCAATGGGAGTCAAGTTTCAATATGCTAGCAGTGCTTCTGTATATGGATTAGCGGAAACTTTTTCAGAAGATCAGTTTTGCGTTCCACTAAGTCCCTATGCTTATAGCAAGTATATGTTTGATTGTTGGCTTTTAAATCAAAAATATTCATATCAAGGATTCAGATACTTCAATGTTTATGGTCCTCACGAAGAGCACAAGGGAGATCAAGCAAGCCCAATTACAAAATTCCTGAAGCAAATTGAGCAGACTGGAGAAATAAAAGTCTTTAGAGGTAGCTCAAGCAGAGATTTTGTTCATGTCGAGGATGTTTGCGAAGTTCACTATAGAATGCTTCATCATGACGATTCTGGAGTTTTTAATATAGGAACAGGAACTTCCATAGAATTCAAAGACATTGCTGAGAAGATGGCTCAAAAACATGGCGGCAAAGTAAAACAAATTCCTATTCCAGCTCATTTAAAAAATCAATATCAAAAATTTACAAAAGCAGATATCTCTAAGCTTACAAAAGCAATAGGAGATATAGAGTGGAAGAAAGTATTAGAATGCATATAATATTATGATGGCATTAATTATATCCCTGATTAAAAGCCTTCAACTCTTTCTTGAGCTGAAGAACAATCTTTTTTATTACGATATTAGAGAAAAATCTAGAAAACGACAAAATGAACTTATTAACGAAATTGAAAAGCTGCGTAGTGCTGGTGACAGCAATTCAAGTGATCGGGCTGACATCTTGCGCTCCAGACTCAAAGCCGAACGTGAGGAACTTGAACATCTATCAACCTTCTACGCTAAAGCTAAAGGCACGACACTCGATTCAAACAGTTGAGGGTATTTATACTCCACAGATGGATGAGATTTGGCACTCTGATGCAAGATATTCTAAGCTAGAAAGAGAGTTCTTGAATAAATAATAAAACGGCAGGAGACTGCCGTTTTTTCTTTTATAAATGACTATTTGTAATGCTCAAAAACACAATCTTGTGTAAGATATTATAAATGGAGGACAAGAATATTGTTAAAGATTTTCTGATTGGAGGTTGGCTTATTCCAGCGATAGGCGCAGCAGGAATGATCGCAAGAATGTTCGTTCAAAAAACTCCATATACTATAAAAGAATTTGTTAAAAACGTAGCTTCTGCTGCAATTTTGTCTGCAATAGCATGGTTTGTTTTGCACGATGCTCCATTTAGCGATTTTGTAAAAGCTATTTGTTATGGAGTAATTGGCGTAATCTCTCCAGAAGTCATCAACGGTATTATTGCTTTGGGTAAAAAATTTGAGAAGAACCCTCAGAAATTCATCAAAAAATAAAAAAAATGTGTAAGATCTTGTAATGGCTGGAACAAGATACGATATCGTTATTGAGCAGGGTGCTTGCTTAAATTTACCATTAACTCTTACTGACGAAAGTGGTGCTCCTTATAATTTAGTTACTGGCAATGCTCCTTATTTAACAGGAGTTGTTTATCGTGACTATGATCATGCAATTCAGGCGACTTTTAATTATACAGAAATTGATGCCGCAAATGGTTTAGCTCAAATGGCTTTAAGTAGCGCTCAAACTAAAACAATGGAAGATACTTATAGTTCCTATGATATATTTCTTGTAAAAGCAGATGGATGTGTTGACAGACTTCTGTATGGAATAGCCACAATCAGCGGAACTGCAACTCCATTACCATGAGCATTAATGTCCAAGTAACACAGCCAGAAAACGTAGGTCTTACAATTGAAACTGGAAGCTCTATTAATGTTGCAATTCGCGGCCTTCATAATGCACTAGCAGGACTTCAGGGTGGCTCTAATACAGAGCGCTTTCATTTAACTCAATCTGAAGTCAATTTGATTCATCAAAACTCCACTGACATCGACATAATCAGTGGTCTTCTTCCCAGCAATACATTAACCAATATTGTTTTTCAAACTGGCAATCAGGACATTTCTGGATTAAAAGATTTTCAAACACGACCAACAGTAGTAGATATTCCAGTTCTTTTAAGTGGAGAGCCTGTTGATTTAATACATTTATATGGTAAAAACGACCAAGGATCTAACCTTTATAAAGGCCAACCCGTTTATATTCATAGCGCAAACGGAAATAATCCTTTGATTCAAATAGCCGCAAACACGGGAGAAAGAACATCTTCAAAAACAATTGGCTTATTGGCTCAAGATTTACCAATTAATGAATTCGGATATATTGTTACAGAGGGAATTTTAGAAGGATTTGATACAAGTAGTGGTGCTCATGGAGATCCTATGTGGCTTGGACCATCTGGAAATATTATTTATGGATTTGCAAATAAACCTTATGGCAATAACCATTTGGTTTATTTAGGTATTGTTTTAAGATCTAATAAAAATAATGGCAAGGCTTATGTTAAAGTTCAAAATGGTTTTGAAATAGATGAGCTTCATCAAGTTTATGCAAAAAATCCATCTAACAAAGACACTCTCGTTTATAATTCTAGTAGTGGGTCTTGGTTTTCTAGGCAGTTAAATACTGGAGATATCTCAGAAATAAACAATTATCTTTTAAAATCTTCGACAGGAGATTTTTATCCAGCAAGCAATCCAAGTGGATTTATTACTGGCGTAGATCTTTCGCCATACGTAACGGGCGACGTAGTTCGCCCGAGTCAAACGGGAGCGTTTTACCCAGCGAGCAATCCTAGCGGATTTCTCACTGGAATT